GTTATTGAGCACTGTGCTCAGTGGTAAGAATGACGCCGAGAACAGTGCGTCTAACCTCTTTTACGACCAAGATGAAGGTTACATTTATCTCAACGGTGCCAGTACCGATCCAGTAGCAGGGACGACTAAAGGGTTCCTAAACGTTGGTGATCAAATCGCCATAACTGTATCTGTCGCGTCTGGAGATACTTTATCCGGTTTGGCTGGGTTTACTTATTATGCTACAGTAACAGTGGCAGGTGTGCAGTTTTCGGGAGCGTCCGCCAAAAAATACCTTAAGGTTGGAATAACAGCCCCTACATCAGCCGACTTGACACCACTCATATGGACAGGCGATACCGGGGACAACGGATCTTATTTTGTACATAAGGTATTCAACGGTAACTCTGCCCAGGCCCGCACCTCTCAAATGACCAAGAAGATTAATGTTTACTCGTTTGCCCTCAAACCTGAGGAGCACCAGCCGTCAGGAACCTGTAACTTCTCCAGAATCGACAATGCTCAGTTGCATATAAGTACTAGCAATGGCGCAGGAAAGATTTACGCTGTCAACTACAATGTCCTTCGTATCATGTCTGGTATGGGTGGTCTCGCTTACTCCAACTAAAGTTGAAATATACTCGATAACTCTGTTATTTCTCGCTTACTCCAACTAAATTCAATATTACTTTAAAATCAAAATAAATAAGATATTTTTTATAATTTATTTAAAAAAATAAATAATAATATTTTTAATGAAATATTATTATTTAATAACAAGGATTTATATTTCAAATAAATGTCATATTATTAATAGAAATCTTTTAGATGTGACATGGAAGAGATTATCCGAAGATAGAAGAAGACTACGAGTACATGAAATGAAACAAATAAAAAATAAAGAAAAATATAACAAGATATTAAAGCATGATAATTCGTAATTAATTTTAAACGCGATTTTTAAATTTTAAAGAATTAAATTTAATTTGTTTAATTTGTTTAATTTCTCTAAAATTATTTTCTATACTAAGGTATAATTATAATATGGGAGGAGGTTTAATGCAACTTGTAGCTTATGGCGCACAGGATATCTATCTTACGGGTAATCCCCAGATTACCTTCTTTAAAGTTGTCTACCGCAGACACACTAATTTCTCGATGGAGGCAATCGAGCAGACGTGGAATGGGACCGAAACAGGTTCTGGTCGTTGTACTGCTACTATTTCGCGCAATGGTGATTTAGTTTACAGGATGTATTTAGAAGTTGGTGTTACCACGGCGTCTGGTGACAACAACAACAATAACCCTGGGGCCAAATGTATTACCGATGTTGAACTTGAAATTGGCGGTCAGAAAATTGATAAACATTCTGGTGATTGGATGGAAGCATGGTCTGAATTAACAGAACCTAATCCAACAGGTGCTACTTTAAAAAGCGACACTCTCACTTTAGGGACTTTGTTTCAAAAAATGTCGGGTATGGGTGGTGTTTCTGGGGCTTCAGGGAAATTGAAGCAATCTGAAACATATTGGATCCCCCTTCAATTCTGGTTCTGCCGTAACCCCGGACTTGCTTTACCGTTAATAGCCCTTCAATATCATGAAGTAAAGGTGATTTTAAATCATAATATGGCTGCAATGTTTTCTGCCGGAACTAACAAGCTATGGGCTGACTACATTTATCTTGATACTGATGAAAGACGTAGATTCGCACAGGTGTCACATGAATATTTAATTGAACAGGTCCAAGAACAATCACTAACTTCAGCCAATGGGACAAGTGACCTTAACTTTAATCATCCTGTTAAAGAATTAGTATGGAGGAAAAAAGATAATGTGGCAGCAAATAATAACAATGCTCCTGTTGCAACTAACGTTTCAACATACCAACTTAAATTAAATGGACATGATCGTTTTTCTGCACGTGATTTCCGTTATTTCACTAGAACTCAAGTGTGGCAACATCACTCTGGTGCTGGTGGATTAGATTGTGACGCAACAGCAGGGCCCGGATTTTTCAACGATTCTATCGCGGTATACTCCTTTGCCCTCAAACCTGAGGAACACCAACCAAGTGGAACCTGTAACTTTTCAAGGATTGATAATGCTCAATTAGTATGCGGTGGAGCCGGCACCGGTCAGGCTGATACAATTTACGCCGTCAACTACAATGTCCTCCGTATCATGTCTGGTATGGGTGGTCTTGCTTACTCCAACTAAGTTTCTAACTAAAGTCTTTAAACACAAGAACTAAATTATTTTTTTCCAATCTCAAGATAAATTTAATTTTTTCATAATTTTAATGAAATAAGTTTTATTTCATTAAAAAAATTTTCTATAGTAAAGGTATAAATATAATTATGGGAGGAGGTTTAATGCAACTTGTCGCTTACGGAGCTCAGGATATCTATTTGACGGGTAATCCTCAGATTACTTTCTTTAAAGTTGTCTATCGCAGACACACGAATTTCTCTATGGAATCGATTAAGCAGACTTTCAATGGCACAGCTGATTTCGGTGGTGATGTTTCGGCAACCATTTCAAGGAATGGTGATTTAGTCTACAGAATGTATTTAGAACATAAAGCTAGTTTTACAACGGGTAATACTGCTAATGAACAATTAGGCATTGGTTGCGATTATGGTAGTCATGTAATGAAAGAATGTGAATTAGAAATCGGTGGTCAAAAAATAGATCGCCACTATGGTCACTGGCATTCTGTTTATTCTCAATTGACCCAGTTTAATCCTTCGGGAACGCAATCTACATTATTTAATAGAGTCAGTGGAAATGGTACTGGTTTAGATTCAGACGATTCTGGCACGACAGAAGACCCATTTAAAAGAGGGTGGACCATGACTGACGCCGCCACTTCCACAGCTAAAGGTACATTTTGGATCCCTCTTTATTTCTGGTTTTGTAGAAATCCCGGTCTTGCTCTCCCTTTAATTGCTCTCCAATATCATGAAGTAAAAGTAAAAATTACCTTTGAAGATGTAAGTAAATTAATAGCAAGTGATACAGATTCTGATTTTTCTTCAGGGAATCAATCTGTTGGCAATGCATCAACCAATGTCACTGCTTCGGAAACTGATTTTAGTTTATGGTGTGATTATATTTATCTTGATACAGATGAACGCCGTAGATTTGCTCAGGTATCCCATGAATATTTAATTGAACAGTTGCAATATGATAATAAATCAGGGGGGACCATGGATCTTAATTTTAATCATCCCGTTAAAGAATTAATATGGTCTGGTATTCGTTCTAATTTAACTGACGAAGGGGGGGGGATAACTGAGTTAAAATTATACGATAGAAATGCAATCGGTGCAAATACTTATCAATTAAAATTAAACGGTCATGATCGCTTTAAAGAAAGAGATACTAAGTATTTCACTCGTACACAGGTATGGGAACATCATACTGGTTATGGATGCACAGAAGTAGGTGACACAATTGCTGTATACTCTTTTGCTCTGAAACCTGAAGAACATCAACCATCGGGGACCTGTAATTTCTCAAGAATTGATAATGCTCAATTGGTAGAAGGCAGTGGCTCCACCCCTGTAAATGTCTATGCTGTTAACTACAATGTTCTCCGTATCATGTCTGGTATGGGTGGTCTCGCATACAGTAACTAAACACTACTTAAGATTTATTTTTTTATAAATCATAAATTAAAATAAATAAATAAATTATTAAAGATTATTAATAATATTTTTAATTTCCTCATCTGTTTTTTTTCTTTGTGAAACATCAATGGTTAAATCTGTTAATGTTTTTAAAATTACTAATTTTTCTTCTTCTGATAAATTTCTAGACTCTCCTAATAATGTATATTCATCTATATTTTTGAAATGATTGTGTTCTCTAAATGTAGAACCACCTTCATCAATCCAAAGTTTAAGAATTTCAACAACTTTTTCTAGATCATCTAAATTTTCATCGGCATCTGTTCCTTCTTTTAATAAATCTTCTACTTGTCCTCTTTTTATTTCGCCGCCTGACCATTTCCCTAATGCATCAACAATTGTTTTTAGAGAACATAAATTATTATTTTCAATCATGGGTTCTGGTTCTGGCTCAGGTTCGGGTACAGGTTGAGGTACAGAAGCCTCTTCAACAGGAGCCTCTTCTTCACTAGGAACATCTGATTCATCATCTTCTCCATCATCTTCTTCTTCAACGGGTTGAACTTCTTCAACGACCATTTCATCATTAACAGATTCATCTACAGATTCTTGAACATTTTCAAGAACATTTTCTAGAACATTTTCAACAGTATCACTCATAATTTATATTAATAATAATATATTTTTTTAAATAGTTTAAAACTATCTATTTAAAAATATAAAGAGGTATTATTTAAAAATGTCATCAATTAATGCTGGAAATAAAGGATTACGAAATCTAGGAAACACATGTTATATGAATTCGGCATTGCAATGTCTGAGTCATTTATTAACATTTCATCCTCACAATGAAAAATATTTCAATGAATGTAAAGATTTAAATAATTGTTTAATGAAAGAATGGTTTGAATTTCAAAGGAAGATGTGGTCCAATGAAGGTTCAAATGTGGTTTCTCCTGTTGAATTATTGAAATGTTTTCAGAGAGAATGTAATTATAATGATTATTATTTTTTAAATTTCAATCAGAATGATGCTGATGAATTTTTAACATTATTTTTAGATTTGTTGCATAAGGGGATATCAAGGAGAGTAAAAATCACATATAATAAAGAAATTAAGGATGAAGGTGATAAAATTATAGTTAAAAGTTTAGATACATGGAAAAGATTTTATGAAAAAGATTATTCATATATAGTAGAAAATTTTTATTCACAATTATTAGCATTAACAACATGTCCTTTATGTGATTATTATACATCAAATCATGATCCAATACAAGTGATATCTTTAGAAATACCGGAAGATGGAAAATCATTGAAAGATTGTTTTAAAAAATATACAGATAAATTTACACTAGATGATAAAAATTTATGGGAATGTGATAAATGTAAACAAAAAGTAAATTCAGAAAAAAAATTAATGTTATGGAAAACATCTGATATCTTAATAATTTTATTAAAAAGATATAAAAATGGTCAAAAAAATAATAAATATATTGAATATCCTTTAACACTTCCTTTAAATAAATTTAATATGAACTATGGTTCAAAAAAAAAGAATATATATTCATTGCAATCATTTTCTGTTCACAGTGGAGGATTGGGTGGGGGTCATTATTATGCAGTTTGTAAGAATCCATTAGATAAAAAATGGAGAGAATATAATGATTCAAGTGTATCATTGATAAAAGATGATGATGTGAAAGGATATGTTCCTTATTTATTTTTTTATAAAAGATTATAAAAGATAATAATATAAATATGTATTATAATTTTCATATATTATTAATAATATCAATTATTATAGGATCACCAATAATTTTCTTAAAAAGAGATATCTTAAAAGAATTATCTATTTTAGAAGAATTAATATTTACTAGTTTATGTATATTTTTAGTATCATTAATAATATATTTAATATATGAAAATAAATCAATAGAAGATTTAAAAAAATATTTATATTCAGAAAATAAAAAAAAATTTATCTTGTATGTTGTCTTGATTGTTATAACATTAATAATGGGAAATTATATAATAAAAAATGAAAAGGGGGTGATAAGATATATATCTTTTAAATCTTCATTAAGTTTTATAATGTTTTTAATATTGGGTCATTATGTATTTAATGAAAAAATAACAAAAAATATAATTTTAGGAATTATGATAATAATATCAGGATTATATGTAATCGATAATAAGAGATTATAAAATTATTTAATTAAAAAAATTTGATTTAATTATTGTTACAAGCAAACAAACAAAATATAAGAGTATTTAATCATAACATGGATTTTTCTAATTTGAAACAGTATCATAAAGAAAAAGCTGATATTCCGATTCGTTATTTTCAAAGTGAATTTAAAAATGGTGAGAGAATCCTTGATGAATGGCAAAGGTTGGATCGTTGGTCTCTTTCGTATAAGGAATCATTTATTAAATCATTACTTGAGAGTAATGATATTCCCAAAATAATGGAATATACACTGAAAGGAGATGTAAATAATAAAAAAAGAATTTTAGATGGTGGTCATAGAACTCGTTGTATTGATGAATTTATGAATAGTGAATTCGGTGTAAAAATTGGAGATAATTACTGTTATTGGGAAATTAAAGAAGAGAAAACAAGATCAAAATCAAAAAATAAGAATATTGAGCTCCCTGAAGAATATAAACATAATTTTCTAAATTATAAATTAACTGTGACTACTTATATTGAATTAACGGATCAAGAAGCGAGAGTAAAATTCAATGAATTAAATCATTGTAATCCAATGAATAATGCTGAAGTTATTAATAGTCATTCTTCTCGATTAGTTGATAAATTACGAGAATTTTGGGATATTACAGATAAAGAATTATGTGAAGAATTAAAGAAAATATTTTCATTATCTAAAAAAGATTTAGATAAATTAAATTATATGAAAGTTCTTATATCTTTATATTCACTTATTGAGAGGGATGGTAAAGATGATGTTTTCAATTATTGTGAACCTAAAAATGCACTTATATATACAAGAGCGAATGATGATGAAGGATTAAAAAATCAATTAACAGGAGAAGAATTTGATGTTCCATGGTCAAAATTTGTTGATTCTTATAATAATTATAAAGAATGGATAGAAGAAATGTTTGAAAAGGGATTTCAATTATTTAATCATAGTGAATCATTAACATATTTTCACTATATGAATGAATATGGATTACTAACAGAGATAGAGAATATTAAAATTTGTGAATTTACAAAAAGATGTGATTATTATAAAACGGAATCTCCTAAATATGAAAAAGAATTAAAGAATGTTAAAAATAAACCAAATTCTAAAATTCAAGAAGCACAGGGAAAATTAAAAAAATTGGACCAAGAAGTTGGACAAGAAGTTGTTGATTGGTTAACAACATTTCAGAATAATGGTTCTGGGAAACAAAACTTAAACAAAAGAAAAATTATTCTCGATAAAGTTCTTAAATAAAATCCTTATAAAAGAATATAAAAGATAATAATATAAATATGTATTATAATTTTCATATATTATTAATAAGATCAAAATTTAAAATTTATATAGATGATGAATTTATTGAAAACTTTAATGAATATCCTCACGAATATCCCACTAAAGAATTATATATGAAATAAATATTCTATTATATATATATTATTTACTAATGAAACATTTCTTGATCGGTGGATTAATGATTGGTTTAGGGGCTATAACACTTTTACTGACAACAGGATATGTTTCTGGTATGAATAGCATGTTAGATACAGTTTTCTTGGACACCGATAATTTCCAATATAGATGGAAAACTTTGTGGTTAAGTGTATTTTTAGTGATTGGTATTTTATTGTCTAAAAAAATTAAAAGAGTTGAAAGTTTACCACTAAACTTTTTTACATTTTTAGGATTTTTTATCCTCGCATTTGGTGTGAGGATGGCTCAAGGATGTACAAGTGGTCATGGTATCAATGGTTTAGCGAGATTGTCTAAAAGATCTTTTATCGCTGTTATATTATTCTTTTCATTTGCTGTAATTACTGCAACAAACTTCAAGACATTATCCATTCATAAAACAGATACTGTTAATAAGAATATTTATATACCCTTAATCGCAGTTTTAATATGGATTTATTACGCTTTCAACAAAACTATACCAAAAGATGAAAATAAAACGATTAATATTTATAATATTATAGCGGTTATACTCAGTGCCGGATTGTTTTCAGGGGGATTATATTATTCGGGCATGTATAAATTCAGTGTTGTTAAGAATTTTATAAATCTAAAAAATCCGAATTGGAACTATGGATTACTCATTGTATTTATGACTGCTGTGGGAGTATCATTTATTGGTTATAGATTAATAGGAATTATGAATAAACCATTCACTAAAACTTGCGAACAAACTTATATAAAAGACGAAGAATGTAAATTTATGTTACCTAAAAGAAATACTATAACTAAAAAATTAATCATAGGGAGTATTTTATTCGGTATTGGATGGGGGATAACTGGTATGTGTCCTTCGACATTCCCGATCCGTTTGGGTATAGGTGATCCATCGGCATATATAGCTCTATTTGCCTTGTTTATAGGTTATCATAGCGAATTTATATTTGAAAATCTAACATTTGTAAATTCTAACCATGGTGATATTATCATACATCAATTTTTTGATCCACCATCTAGTTCGTTTACTTATGTAGTAGGAGATAAATCCACAAATGAGGTTGTAATTATTGATTCAGTTTACAACGAGACAAATTATGAAATACCTACGAATAAATTACTTGATAATTTATATTATATTGATCATGATATTCCAACACACGAAGCATTGATTACATTTTGTGATAATATGAATTATAAGATTAAATATTTACTGAATACACATATTCATGTAGATCATATTACAGCAAATGATAAAATTAAACAGATAAGATATATACCATCAGTGATAGGTTCTTATAATGATTCAACAAAGAGCGATTTTAAATATGACGAATTAAATCAAATAGATATTAGTGAAAAAATATCACTGGAATCATTTAAAACACCTGGTCATACAAAAGATTGTCATAGTTTGTTATTGAAGATGCCAAATGATAGTATTTTATTTTCAGGTGATGTATTATTGATAACTGGTGTCGGGAGAACAGATTTAGATAGCAAACAATCAATAGAAGATTATAACAAGAACAAAGAACTTTTACTGAATAGTCTTTTAAAGATTATAGAAAAAATAAGTAAAATTCCTACTACTATTTATCCAGCCCATGATTATACTGAAAGAAGACATACAACATATGATGAAATATTAAAAATAAATCCATATATGATATTGGCACATGAATATTACGAAACGAAAGATGAAAAATATAAAACTGAATTTATAGAAACATTTATCAAAAAAGAAAAAACACTTGCTCATTTTGATGATTATGATATAAATCTATGTGTTGATATTAATAAGATGTGTGGAGTAGTAGACGATATATCGTATGAAACACTTAATCAATTATGGAGTAAATCTTCAGGTGCATGCGGATAGAGAATTCTTAATTTTTCTTATATATTTTACTGCTCTTCCTTTACAAAGCGAATGGGGGGACATGATAAATACTAATTTCACTATAGGGATTTTCTAAAGAACTATCTGTGACAATATTACCACATATTTCTCCCCCCTTCTTCATTTAAATAATGATGATAATATTGGGGATATATGTAATTGATAATAAATTAATTAAATAAAGTCCAATGATTATTTTTATTTTCATATAATTTACCATCCTTTCCTTTAAGAACAACATTTAAAGGAATACATTCTTCACAATTACCGAAACCTCTTGGGGTATTTTCACCACCGGTATAAGTGTGGGATCCACAGGTACATTTTTTTTTATTTTTTATTGTTTTTTTTCTATTTGATTTTCTTTTAGTTCTTCTAGAAATTCTCCTTGAAACTCTTCTTTTCCTTGAGGGAGATCTTCTAGTTTTTTTAGATCTTCTTCTAATATTTTTTTTACCTCCTTGTTGAAGAGCTGAAAAGGGGATACCACCCCCACCGGTTTGTTTATATTTTCTACTTAAAGTATTTAAATTGCATGATAAATCGCTCATTTATTATATCTTATAATAATTAGTAATATTATTTTCTTGCTCATTTTCTTCATCAGATTCATCTGTATCATAATGAACATGACATTTTTCATAAATAAAATAAAATAGATCCATATGATCTTTATGTTTGGTATAAATATTGTTATAATTTAAATATTGGATATGTTCTTGAAATAGTTCATAAATTTTTTCATTATATTTTAGATTAAATAATTCTCCCGAACTCATTATTAAATATTTATAATAAATAGAAATTAATTAAACGAATAAATATACTTTAAAAATATTTATCATACATCATGATAAGGAAATTTTTATGAAAATGATTAAAATCTGTTATATTATCAAGGTCATCTTGATTTGAAATCCAATAATAAGTTTTTTGAGAAATTTCCAATAATAAATCTTTTAAAAAATAATTGTCTTCATATTTGATGGGTAAATTTAACCAATTATTAAAAGATATTTTTGTTTTAGTTATGGGGATGGGGGGTATGTTAATGTCCATATTTACAAATGAAAGATAACAAATATTATAAATAAACGAATGTTTTAAAGAACATGAAAAAAAACAAGAGCATTTCTGGATGCATCTTGTTCTGCTTTTTTTTTAGTTGAACCTTTACCAGATTGAATATATTCATGATCTTTAAAAATTTTACAAATAAAAGTATTATTTTCATCTTTTTCTGTTTTGTAACTTGGATGAATTTTATAATTATGTTGAAAATATCTTAATATTTGATCTTTATAATTATTATCATTTAGAATTGTATCTGAAAAATCAACAAAGGATTCAATACATTGAATAATAAAATTTTCAACAATATTAATATTATTAGTATCTAAATAAATGGCTCCTAAAAAAGATTCAAAAATATCTTCTAAAATATGAATATTTTCTCTTCCATTACAATTATCTTGGATATGTTTAGAAATTATCATAAATCTTTGAAAATTTAATTTTTTAGATAGAAAAGCTAATTGTTCACCACAAACAAATCTTATTTTCAATTTAGTTAAGAATCCTTCATCAATGTTATAATAATTAATATATCTTTTATAAAGATATTTTGCAATGGTTGAACCTAATAAAGAATCTCCTAAAAATTCGATTGTTTCATAAGATAAATCAAATAAAGGAATACAATTATCTGGTTTAATAAATTCTTCATAATCTTTGAGTTTGGTATAAGATTTATGAATAAATGCTTGTTGATAAAAAGATAAATTATTAATTTTAAAATCTTGAATATTAAGAGATTTCATAATATTTAAGATATCGATTTCTGTAATTAAAAAATTAGAATCATTGTAAGGATCGGATTTAAATTTTGAGTTATCCATTTATATAATGTGATATATTATATATATATATAATATAATATGTTTAAATAATTTAAGCATCCATGTCTACACCACAAGATTCACCAACTTCAAGGGGTCTTCTTGGGAGATCTGGTCCGATGGTAGTGTTCATCCATGGGCTGACAGAAACTTGAGGATTAGGGGGGTCACTTCTTAATTGACGGTTTGCATTTCGAAGACTCTGACCAACGGTATTGACACCCACATGATAACCAGCATCAAGGAGATTCACGCCTTGTAATATTCCTTCACCGACAGGTTTGGCGGTATTAAATTCTTGAATAGCTTTACTTTCATCGGTTGGTAATAAATCTTCAGGTTTAAGTGTTTGTTGAGGATAGCATGTGGAAGGAGTTCTTCCAACACCTTCGACGGCTAACTGACCTTCATTTTGACCCAAAGGTTCGGATGGAGCAACAGAACCTAGATTTTCGCCTAACCCGAAGCTACCCATCTCAAAACCCGAAGTACCCATACATTGATTTATGAAATCTTTGATAGGTCCAAGTACCGGATCTAAGAAATTTAGACAATCAGTAAATAAATATAAAACAAAAACTAAACCAAATAACAACATATATTTTTGATTTTCAGAAATATTCTCAAAAGCCATTTATATATATACAAAACAAAAAAAAAATTAAAGAAATAATTTATTTAATTTAAACCTTTTAATTTATTTTTAAGATCTTCTAATTCTGTTTTTTGATTATCAATTGATTTAATTTTTTCATCAATTATTTTCCTTAAATTATTTTTTTCTTCTTCTTTTTTTTTTAATTCTTCTTTTTCTTTATTTAAATTATCTAAGATTTCTTTATCTAATAATTGTTGATCCATTTTATTTTCTTCTTCATCATCAAAAACATATGTATCTAAAACACCATATTTTTCATTATTTAAAAATACTTTTATTTGAGAAATATAGCAATCACAATAATAATGTTGTTTTAAAAATTTTAATCCTCTAATATGCAAAACGAAAATTATTTCGCAGTCAGGGACAATTTTCTGAATATCAACACAAATTTGTTTTTGATTGTAAATTAAACATTGAACTTTTTCTTTAACAACTGGTAATTTAAATGAAAAATTGGGTTTAGAATCTTTTTTAACAGGTTTATTTAATCTTTTATACATATCATCAATCATTTCTAATGGAATATCTTTACCAAACCATTCTTTATTATTTTTGTGCGTTTCTTTAATATTACGATCATCTAAATTAATTAAAAAATCATAAAAAGAAAAATCATTATTTAATGTTTCACAATCAATTGATGGAATATTTGATTTTATAGATATGTCACCATTACTTTTGCATATCATTCTGGGTGTCTGAATATGTAAAGGTTGATTATCATAATTTATAGGAGAATAATAAATAGAACCTCTTTTTTCCGGTTTTGTATAATTTATTTTTTTAAAATCTATTAAATTATATTTTAAAATACTCATTATAAATAGTTATAAATAGTTATAGAAGATAACTTATTAAAATAACCGCATAAAAAAAATATTAATTTAAAATATATATATCATATGACTAGAACTATAAAAAATAATAAAAAACATAAAATATTTTTAAAATATGATAAAAATAAAAAAAAATATTTAACAAAAAAAGAAATAAAATTATGTTTTAAAAAAGAATTTAAATTAAATTATAATAATCATGTTATGAATTGTTTTTTTGAAATATGGGGAACAAATATAAATAATAAAAAAGTAATAACTTATAAAACTTATTTAAAATTATTTAAAAGACCCAATGGATTTTTAAGAGATGCTTGTATTTAAATATTATTGTTTTTTGCTTTTAGGAAACCATTGATCCGACCAGACAGGCCAATCAATAAATGAATATTTTTCTTGATCATCTTTAGGTAAATTATTATTTTTCGCACCAATAACTCTTACAAGATCACATTTCAAACATCTACATTTTTTATGATACCAATATTTATTGGGCATATTTGACCATTCGCGATTATCAATTTCTTCATATAAATTATCGGGGAGATGTATACTAATAATACCAGGTTGTAAATCTTCTTTTACTTTCCTTTGACAAATATGTAAATATTTATAATTAAAATAATTTTCATGGATTATATTCCATCGAGAATATTTATTTATTTCTTTTGTTTTTTTATCTAACCGATCTTCTCCAAAATGATCATATGCATGATAATGATTATAATGGAAATGATCATTTGTTTCTCTAATAATTTCTTTATTAGAGATAAATTCTATATTTTTAATAAAATATTTTTGATGTTTTAAAGACCAATCTATCATGTTAGATATCATAGATAAATGAAAAATTAAAATTTTAATATCGAGAGGTAATTTATATAAATTTTGTTTAACAAGGGATTCTCTTTTATTTTTTTTTAATTGTTTTAATGACAAAGTATTTTGACCATTTAAAGTTTTATTATATTTTTTATGTTTCTTTTTTTGAAAAATCATTATGATTATTTTTTAATAAATATTATTTAGTAAATATCAAATTTGTGTGTATATTATATATGGTAAAGAAAACAAAGAAAAAAAACACAAAAAAGAAAACAAAAAATAAGATAAAAGATCCTCCATTTAGTAAAACATTACATAAAGGTACGATTGCATCTAAGGGATCTATATTTTATGAATATCAAGATTATAATAATATTATGGATACAATAGAAATATTTTTATCTGAAAATAAAAAAATAGCAGAATATGTTCAATTATTTAAAAAAGATCCAAATAATTCATTTTTAACAATTGATATATATAATAAAAATAGAATCTATCCTGAATATATTAGTTTAAAAGATTTTTTAAAAGAATTAAATAGTTATGTTAATAATAAAAAAAAATATTTAATACCCATTATTTTGAATGTAAGATATACAAAAAAAGATAATCATGCAAATATGATAATAATGAATTTAAATACAATGGGAATTGAATTATTTGAACCACATGGTAATCGATCATCGATGAGCGTAATAGGAGGTATTGAAGGGGGTTATAAAAAAAAGACTATTTTCGTTCATAAATTTTTTAATAAACATTTCCCAGATTTTACTATCATAGATATAAATAGAACATTGAGGGGGAGATCATTACAAGTTTTACATGATCCTTCTGAAAATACAGGATATTGTGTAACTTGGTGTATGTTATATACTCATTATAGGATATTAAATCCTAAAATAGAAGTAGATAAATTAATTGGATATATGGATCAAAAAATAAATACTAATTATTTATTAAGATATGCAAACTATTCTGAAAATTTATTAAAAGATAAAAATTAAATTTGATTTGTTATTTAAAGGCATATAATAAATACAAAAATGGAAAAAAATTTAAGAATATCGACAATGACGCAAATTGGAGAATTTAATACTTTGATTAATTTAGATAAATTATATGATAATTTAGTAATAGATGATATTATAAAATATGTAGAATATGGTTCTAAAGGAGAAAAAGGTGAAAAAATAAAAAAAATAAAAAAACCAAGAAAAAATAAAGAGAAAAAATATTTTTACAATCAGATGACAATACATATAATGATAGATAAAATCATTAATTTTAAAATATTTAATAATGGGAAATTACAAATGACAGGTACAAAACATTTAAATCATGGTGAAGAATCCGTTAAAATAATGACTAAATTAATAAATAATATGGAAAATAAAAAGGATATTATAAAAACAGAAAATATCGAATGTTCAAATATAAAAATCGCAAATATAGTATCTGATTTAGATATTGGTCATAAGATTAATAGAGAGGGGTTGCATAGATTAATGATTGATATAGGATATTATTCAACATTTGAATCTTGTATTTATCCTGGTGTTAAAATAAAATATTATCATAATGAAAATAATAGTAATGATGGTATTTGTGAATGTGATGGATGTTGTAATGGAAAGGGGAATAATGGTGATTGTAAAAGCATTACAATCGCTGTATTTAATAGTGGAAAAGCATTAATAACGGGCGGATGTTCTTATAATCACATCGAGATTGCTTATAATTTTATAACAAAAATTGTCAAAGAAAATGAAGATTTAATTAAAATAAAATAAAATATACTATATTATAATGAATTTCGGATTAATATTAGGTTTATTACTATTAATAATAATCATTAATTATTTAAGAATTGGAGATTCTAAAAAATTAACAGCCTCTAATCAAGATTATAATAAAGAAAAAAATTCTACAAATATAGGTTTCGTAAAACCTGAAAATAGATTATTAAAATTATTATCCAATATATCATCGGGTAAAAAAATAAAGTTATATGGAGATTGTAATAAATTTGTTTATAATAAAAATACAATAGAAAAATCTGTAAATGATAGTTTGACTGATGTATTAAAAAAAATGATTAATACATTAAATAAGGTAAATATATCTGATTTTTTTGTTAAAAACATAGAAAATGTTTATGGTTTAATAGATTGTAAGGGTAATCAAAGATATATTATTGATTTTTTTATTTATGATATAAAGAATTTTTATACAATTCGTTTAGTAACTGATATAGTTATTATTGATGGTGAAACATATATTAATTATTTAAATGTTCAAACCGGATCCAATTCTACATTATTGAATCGATATGATGTTAAGTTTAATTCATCAGGGATTTTATTAGATAGTAATATGTTTCACGAAAATATTAGTAATTTATTTGATAATTATTATATGAATTCATTTAAAGTTATCGGTGTATCAGATACAAATTTAGAATTCAATAAAGAAGATTTAAATGATGTTTATCGTTTAGGATCATTCGAAAATATGTATTTACCTTCCAATTTATCGGAATCTACAATAAATGAAATGAATTCTAAAGGAATAAAGGGATATTTAGAGATGTATTTACCTGAAAATCAACCAACAATTAAAGACCCCTCTTTCTGTAATAAATATAAAATTGAATGGGATTCTTATGGAAATCCCAGTAATGATAATTCAGATGAAAATTGTTATGTAAATAATAATTCGACATCTGGAGAAATAACGCAACCATATTTTGCACCGGGTGTAATATATGAGAGATCTAGTAATGATCAATATCAGTGGTTAAAAAATGTAAGTCGTGGTAATATAATGAGATCACAAGGATATTAAAATTCCTGGAAATATACTTTCAAGACGACTATGAGGAATTTTCACATAATGAATATTATCTCCATCAAATCCACCTATTATTAATTCTCCTTCATTAGAAGGTACCCCAGGAAGGTTACCTTCTCTAACTCTCCAACCATCATTTAATACCATACCTCCTTCTTCTAAAGCTTTTATTTGTGTTACAGAGATATGAATTTTTAATTTATTTTCTTTCCCAAAATTACTCATATATTTAATTTCAACAGGTTTATGTTCGTCAATATTTATACCATCTATTGTGTTATATTCATCATCCTCTGTAACACCTGTTGCAGTATCTTCTAGATTTTCAAGATGTTTTATACATCTTTCAAAGTATTTATGAAGTGGTTCAAACATATCTTTATCAATTGGTGGAGTCCCTTGTTTTATTAATTCTAATTTCAAGAAATCCATATATGCACTCAACGGGTGTTGTGATACTTTTTGCAATCTATCAACTGCACTACCTCTCCCTGCACTACCTCCAATACTACTCATACCACGGCTCTTTTTATCTATACTTGAACGAGATCTAAAAGATCCCTTTCCCTTTGATCTGCCTTTTTTTTTCTTTTTCTTAGTTATTCTTCTATTTGTTTTTCTTCTAGATGTTGTTTTTCTTCTAGATGTTTTTCTTCTAGATGTTGTTTTTCTTCTAGATGTTCTTTTCCTTGATATCTTTTTCCTTGATCTAGACATATATACATATATTATAGATATTTAAAAAGATATGATGATAGTTATATGTAATATAAATAAACAATGGAAACCTTACAATGGGAAAATATTGATAAAAATAAATTTTCAATTTTTATGAGAGATTTATCTGAAAACACAAAGATAAATTTAAAATATATGGTAGATGATTTAAATAAAGATAAAAAAATAATATCTTTTGATAAAAATAAAAAGAAATATAAAAATAATCAAAAAAATATTATAAAAAAAAAAGATTTAATCATTGCAGAACAAAATAAAAAAAAACAAGAAAAAATATTAAAAGATGATGAAAAATTGATGAATTATTTATTTGAAAATGTAAATGATAAATATCCTTATGATGGAATTCAAAAAATTAAAAATGAAAAATTTAAAATAGAATTTCAATGTAAATTATTAGAAAAATATTGGAAACAAAGGAGTGAATATTTGCATCATATTTTTAATATATATTATCATTTATTAAATTATGAAGATGTAATAGATGAAAAATATAAAACAAAATTTTTAAAAATAAGAAAAATATTAAATGATTATGATTGTAAATCATATATGTTAAAAGAATTAGGTCATTTACTGCCACCATTAGATTTCTGGAATTATACAGAATTTAAATTGGATGATTGGCAGAAAGAATGTATTCAGAATATTTATAATAAAAAATCAATATTAGTAAAAGCGCCTACATCATCAGGTAAAACATTTGTTGCAATGGCTACTGGTATCATTCATAATAAAATATTATATGTTTGTCCTGCAAAACCAATAGCTTATCAAGTTGGATCGAAATTTATAAAGATGGGATACAAGGTACATTTTTACATAGAAAATCATGATAATTTTTCATATGATGAAAAAACAAATATTTTTATTGGAACGCCGGATTGTATAGAAAAGAATTTAATTTATATTAAAAATGATTTTGATTATATTGTTTTTGATGAAATACATATGATAGATTCATATAAAAGTTATGAAAACATAGTTCGTTGTATAGATGGTAATTTTTTAGCTTTATCAGCGACAATTGAAAACATTGATTATTTAAAAAATTTATTTTTAAATATTCATAATAAAAAGATAGAATATATTGAATATAAGAAAAAATTTATTAATCATCAAAGATGGATTATGAATAATAATAAATTAGAAAAAATGCATCCATGTATTTGTATGGATAATAATAAATTAGATAAATTTAAAGATATATCATTTACACCAAATGATTGTTATGAATTATATGAATGTATATATCAGAATTTTGAAGAGATATTTGAAGATAATGATGATTTAGAAGATAAAATAGATGAATTATCAGTAGATAATTATTTTAAACAAGAAAAAATATTATCATTAGATGATGTTAAGGAATATGAAAATATATTAAAAAATAATCTTAAATTATTAAGTAATAAATATCCTGATAAAATTAAAGATATTCAAGAAAAATTTAATTTGAGTGTAAAATGTAATGATAATTTAGATAATTTACTCGAATTATTTGAAGAATGTAAAAATAAAGATTTATTTCCATTAATTTATTTTCATTTAAAAGAAGACATATCTAAAGAGATATTTTATAAATTAAATGATTTATTAAAAAAAGAAGAAAACAAAAATTATCCATATCACTATGATATTTTAGAGAAAAAGAATAAATTATATCAAGAATATAAGAAAAAAAGGGAAATATTTTCATCAAATATCAAGATTAAAACAAAAGATGCACACACAGAAAAAACATCTAAATTAGAGGATTTTGATAAAGAAATGAAAAATAAATATATAATAAATGTAGTTAATTATTATGAATTATGTATTGAAAAATGTATTAATAAAGAAAATTCCAAAAATAAAATTAAAAATTTAAAATCAGAATTATCAAAATTTAGAGATAATCCAGATTTTAGGGAACAAGATGTATTTCAGAAACATCCCAGATATTGTTATACTCGTGGTGATCCTATGAGTGGATCAGAAATAAGAAATATTAGAAGAGAAATTCGTAATACGACGGGTATAAATATAGATTATGAAGATCCAATTTTTCAATTATTAAAGAGGGGGGTTGGGATTTATATTCAGTCAATGCCAGATGTATATAATTGGATATTGCAAAAATTAATGACGGAAAAAAAGTTAGGTATAATTATTTCCGATAAAACATTATGTTTAGGGATTGATTTACCTATTCGTTCGGTTGTTTTATCGGGATATAAAAAACCTAAATATACTACTTCTGATTATTTACAAATGAGTGGAAGGGCCGGTAGGAGAGGATTAGATAATCAGGGGAATATTATATTCCATAATGTTTCAAATTATAAAGAATTAATGCAAGGTAATTTACCAAAAATAGAGTTAATTGAAGAAAAAAATAATGAATCGTATAATATTTTAAGGAAATTAAATAATCGTATAAATGTTGATAAAATCGTTAAAAATAAAGAATTAAATTTTCCATTAAAATTAGAAAAATTATTATGGAATTTTAGAAGATATGATAATGTTGATCAATTTACAACAGAGTTTATAAAAGTAGAAAAATATTTGTTTATGGAAATAGAAGATGATCGTGAATATAAATTATTAGAAATCATAGATAAATATTTATTAAATGATAAATGCATGGAAATATATAAAACAAATGTTGTAAAAAATGAAGATGAAAAAATAATAATAAAAAATTTGGGTGATATTGTTATTAATATATATAATTCATTAAAAAATCATGATTATAGGATCACAAGGGATACATCAAGGATAATTTTTGAAAGATGTAAATTAATATTAGAATTTTAATTATTACAATTATTACAATTATGACAGATACATTTATCGTTTCTATTTTTTTTTTCATTATTTTCAGGTATATTGGGTACACAATCAATGCACCAAGATAAATAATGTTTTTGACCTCTATTTGTTTCGGTATAGCAATTTTTACCGTAGCATGTACCAGCAATTTTGCAGTGAAAGAAACGATGGCATCCAGCACAATGAATTTGTATTTGATCGGAATCTAAAGGAAAATCATATTTACATCCATAACACATAATTTTTTCATCAATTGTAAATGAGGGTGGATCTGGCTGAGGATAAATTTTATTTTTTTTTAATTTCTTTTGTTTTTTTATTTTGCGAGTAAGGCACATCTTTTTATAGTTATGTTTTAAAATAAATAAAAAAAAATAAATCAAATTGATTTTAAATAAAAAAAAATATTTTGTATAACATAAAGATGGAAGCAATTGGTGAAATGAATGAATTATTGACTACAAAAATGTGTTCTCCTGTTATTGTATATGGTGTAGTATTTGTAATTTCTGTAATTAGTGTATATTTATGTCGTGATAAATTAAAAAGATACAATACTGGAAAGATGGATAATTTACATAATATGTATATGGCACAAGAATTAAAATTCTTAATAATATTGGGTGTTATTATGTATGGTTTATGTCAGTATAATAAGACTGAATTGGCATGGATATTTTTGATATTCCCGATAATTTATGTATTATTGCAGAATGTATTATTATATGTTCATGTATCATCTGCTGGTATTAGTGCACCACCAGAGCAACAGATGGTTGTTCAAAATTATGGTTTAGGGATGAATGCTCCATTGATGGGTCAGGGACCTTCTCCTCCTCAATTAACCTCGACTCCTTCTCCTCCGAGGGAGAAACCGGTAATCCAGCAACAGCAGAGTCAATCCGATTTTAGTCTTCCAAAATTATCTAACACTCAAACATCAATGGGTGGTGGGGTATTTGGAGGAGCTGGTTCAGGAATGGAACCATCTGGATTTAATTTATAAATTTTTTTAATATTATCATTTAAAACTATATTATTAATAAATAACAATATGAAATATTTATCATTTGATATTGGTATTAAAAATTTATCATTTTGTTTGATAGATGATACAAATCTAACAATTGAAGATTGGGGTATCATTAATATATCACCTGATGAAATATGTGAGCATTGTATGAAAGAAAATAAACAATGTGATAAATCTGCAAAAAAATTTATTATAAGTAATAATAAAAAATTATGTACATCTCATATAAAATTGAAGCAATATAAAGATATGAAGATGAAAAATATACCAAAAAATAAGAATCAATTATTATTAATTGGTAAAAATATTGTCGAAAAATTAGATAAATATAATCATTTTTTGAATGTTGATCATGTCTTATTAGAAAATCAGCCTGCATTAAAAAATCCTACAATGAAGAGTATACAAATGATTATTTATTCATATTTTTTGGTGAAGGGTATAACGAATAATAAATCAAAAATAGAAAATTTAGAGATGATAAATGCTCGTAATAAATTAAAGGCATATAAAGGACCTGAAATAAAATGTGAAATAAAGGATAAATATAAGAGAACAAAATTTTTGGGGATCGAATATTGTAAGATTATGATTAATGAAAATGATAATATACAAGAAAAATATATTAAATTATTAGAAGATAGTAAAAAGAAAGACGATTTAGCAGATGCGTATTTGCAGGGTATTTATTATATAACAAAATGATTTACATAATTTACATGATAAAATAGATACCTAAAGTCGTTAATAAGATACCCAAAAATGTTTTTTTAGTAAATTCCGCAGATTGAATAAAATAGATGCTCATAAAAAATAAAAAGATAGTATTAAGATTAACGATCGCTTTCGATTGACCGGGATTTTTGCAGTATTTGAGAGATAATAATTGACATGGAGATATAATAATTGCACTAATACCACCAATAAGAATATATTTCCATAAATCTTCTTTTTGAATCATGCGTACTTTTTCTTTAACAAAGTATTTTTTGTAGATGGCAAAGATGGATATAAAAATACCACAAAGAATATAATAATATAATAAATGTTCGGTCATAGAATATTTATTAGTAAATAATTTAGTGAATGTGTCTCTTGTTGCTATTAAAACAGCGGCAATAATACCATAAATAAACCATAATTCCATTTATTTTCTATATAGTAAATATAGATAATAATTTATGGATTCAAGTTCTGTGATGAAATCAAGTTCCAAGACGGGAGAGTATGAATTAGTTGTTAAAGTATTTAAAAGTAAAAAAACCTTATTTCAATTAGTTTTTGAAATAAATCGTAATGAAATTGGATATATTGAGTATCCTTTAGGGGGAACTTACCTATTTAGAGAAGAAATAGGTAAGTATTTGCAAATACATCAAATAAAAGATATAGCAATGTATTTTTCAAAATTAATGACGGAATTATTAAATTTAGATGATGATGAATTAGAGGCAGCAGAGGGACCAATAAGAATAAAAGATTTTTTCCGAATTCCAGTAGTAACTATAAGTGATTCTAATGATCGTCCAAAAAAAATTTGTATAAACCACCCTAATATGGTATTAAAAGAATTATTTGATTTTTTAAAAAAATTTGAGGTTCCTGAAGAAATAAAATCTAAATTAGAAGTTATTGAAAGAAGATTCGATATATTAGTAGGTGGTGGTTATTCAGGAGGAGCATTAGGAGGAGCATCAGGAGGAGCATCAAGAGGAGCATCAGGGGATAGAGGATCAAAAAGTCCTAAACAAAAAAAAAGGAAAAGTGGAACAATGAAAAAGCCTATAAAAAAAAGAGCTACAAGAAGGACAAAACCTAGAACAAAATCTATAAGGAGAAAAAGAAAATCTACAAGAAGATCTACAAGAAGATCTACAAGAAAATCTTCAAGAAAATCAAGGAGATCTAAAAGAAGATCTAGAAGAAGATCTAAACAAAGAGGAGGATTAGATCCATTATGTTTGTCTTGTGTTGCGGGTCCTTCATTAATGAGTATGTTAGGTTATGGTGCGGTTGGAGCGGGAGGGGCGGTTGCTGGTAAAAAATTATATTCTAAATACAAATCGAATAAATCAAGTAGTTCTATAAAAAGAGTGGGTAATAAAATAAATATCAAAAGAAGCGAAGAATATGAAATGGATGATAATGGTAAAAAGGAAAAATTAAAAATAAAACAAAATAATAATGTTTTAAATGTAAATGGAGAGAAAAAAGAATATAGATCCGTTAAAGAAGCTTCACAGATGTATGAGAAAAAAATAAAGAAATGTTTAAAAAATGGATTTAAAAAATGTTGAAAATTATTTATTGCAAGTGATATCATTTTGTTTTTTTTCAAACTGTAAAAAATCAGAAAGAGGTTCCATATGTTTTTTATAATCAGAATATTTCATTTCAGTTTTATGATTAAATTTTTGAGATTTATAATGAAATTCAATGGGATCTTTTTTTATAGTTTTTTCGCTTAATTGATCATTCGAAGATTTAGATTTATTTTTTATTTCAAGAATAATTTTAAAATTATTTTTAGTTGTGTCAAATTCAACTAGACATGCGTCTAAATTATTGACTAGTTTTAATCCTAAATTATGTTTCATAAATTTACTGTGAGTAACAACAACATTTAAAGCATTAAGATTTAATGTTGGGAGAACATATTTCATAAATAAATTAAAATCTGTTTTATTGCAATTTTTTGTTTCTTTTTTTATTTTTTTATTAAGTGTTTTTCCGGTTTTTTTATATATTTTATTGATATCTCTTAGTTGGGAAGTAGATTTTTTAATAGAAACATTATTTACTCTAGGAATAACGGCTAATTTTTCTATTTTCTTAACTTTTTCAGATATATGACATAATCTATGAATTGTAGGACTAGTTCTCACTTTACAACTAGATCTTTGTAGACCATGAGTTACAATTTTTGTGGTTATCATGGCTCTTTTAAGGATAGAACAATAAAAATCTATTTTTTGAAATTTCGGAAAATTTTTCAATATTAAGGGAATAACAATATTTCCAAACATAAATGCTTGCATTAATCCCAACATTGTGCAATTTGGTGATACAATACCAGCTTGTTTAATATTTCTAATTTTTTTAGTTCTACTTTTAGAATGTACTATTAAATTTGAACAAGATTCGCAATGTCTTACAAATAAAACATTAATTTTCATATATTATATTAAATATAAAAAAACAATTTAAAGACTTTGATTTTATGATAAATATAAATAAAAATGGTAAATGACATATTATTGTTAGAATCTTTAAAAAAATTTTTTTCAAAAAAATATTATAAAGATAAATTAATTAATCTATTAAGAAATGAAAAAAATATTTCACTGAGATCGATAGATTGGTTCATTACGAATTATTCAAAAAAGAATAATATATATTATTATGTTTATAACACATCAGAAGGAGTACCATCATTTGATGAAAAAAATAATATATTATCAGATAATTTAAATGTTTATCATTCATACAAATCACAGTTGAAAGCTTACTCAAAGAAAAAATTCGATCCATTTTGTAGGAGAGATAGAATTTTATTTAAATTAGATGATAATACAGAAATAGAAACAACCATAGGTCAATTAAATTTTTTAAAGTGGGCTTTTAGTAATTTAATAATTGATTATATTGATATTCATAAAAAAGAAATAGAAAATGATATGAATATCTGTTTGAAACAAATAAAGAAAAAATCTAAATCAATTGGGAGAAAAAAACGCGAGGAAATTTCTAAATCTGCAACAAGAGGTTTAAGTTTTAAAAATATAAATGTTAAGATACATTTTGATTAAATTATTTAAAAAATATATTTTATAATATAATATATCACAAATGCAAATTTTTATTAAAACATTAACCGGTAAAACAATTACACTTGAAGTCGAACCTGAAGATTCGATTGAAAGTGTAAAAGCGAAAATTCAAGATAAAGAGGGGATCCCTCCCGATCAACAAAGATTAATCTTTGCTGGAAAACAATTAGAAGATGGTAGATCATTAGTTGATTATAATATTCAAAAAGAATCAACACTACATCTTGTTTTAAGATTAAGATAAAAAATAATTAATCTCATTCTAAATTGAGATTATTAAATATATAATAAATATCGCTGTTAGGACCATTAAGTCTTCTAACTTCATCACGATATCTCATATATTCATTATTTATTTAATATATAATATATTAAATATCGCTGTTAGGACCATTAAGTCTTCTAACTTCATCACGATATCTCATATATTCATTCTTTATTTAATATATAATATAATAAATATCGCTGTTAGGACCATCATGTCTTTCTCACTTCATCACGATATCTCATATATTATTCTTTATTTAATATCTTTTATTATTTTTTTATTTTATAATTTATTTATTTTATTAAAATTTATAATTTATTCATCTTCGGATGAGTCATCAATAAAGTTACCATTTTCACGATTTTCCTGAGATCCACCACCTTCTTCATCTGAATCATCTAAGAATGCATAATTATCGAATGTTGGTGCAGGAGTAATACCACAATGTTCTACACCCCAAGAGCAACCGAATTTACCAGAAGCAATCCAAATAAATTTACACTTTAGAATCATCTTTACCTTTGTTCCACGACCAAACATCTTTTCAAGATCCTTGAAATCGTCTTTATTTGCATCATTAATATTAAATTCATTTTTGTCAGCATCAAAGCACCTACAATTAATTTTATTATCCCATTTTTGAATCTTGCATGTAAATGAAGGGGGGTATTTACCATCTGGTTCACCTGTATCCTTATCTGTCGATACCCTAATAGTTGGGTTATATAGTTCACTAATTGTTTCCATACTCATATTCTTTTTCTTAAACCATTGAAGTGAATTTTTCTTACTATATTCTTTCACCATATTATCAAAAGATACCATCATATCATGAAACTCTTTAACCGGACCATCTTCTTCATGACCCTTTAGAGAAACCCTAATTTGATATTTCCCACAACCAGGTTTATCTTCATAAAATGTACCCGAATCAAATGGTAGTTCAAATAGTGGAGTTTGTAGATAGAGGCCATCATTATTGTAATTAATGTAAATCATCTTCCCACCATTATCATTCATCTTTGGTGGAGAAAACTTAACCTTTTCAACATCAACATTCTTCGACTTCATTGGCTTAAATGACATTTGTTTGTTACTTGTTACTTGTTACTTGTTATTTATTCTTTTTATTTATTCTTTTTGTTTATTTTTATTGTTTTTGTTTGTTTTATCTTATGTTATCTGTTTGTTGTACTACTTTACAATGTATTATCAAATCAAATTTTTAAATGGTTTCATATATTTCTGATAATTCATTTAAAAATTTTTTAAGAAAATAATAAAAGAATAAATAAATGGATAACCTCAAATGTTGCGTTTTGGAAAATTGTGATAAAAAAAATATAAAAAAATATGGTGATTATTGTTGTAAACATAAGAGAAATTATCTTGTTAAAAATGATGAAATTATTATAGATAATTATACAGGAAAAAATAGTGATTATTTAAAGAACGATTTAAATAATTTTTATTACAAAATAGAAAATAAAAAATACAAGGGTAAAAAGGAGAATTTATTTTTGATTGTAGATGATTATATTAAAAAAATTAAATCATACAATATTAAAGATGTTATAAAAATGCAGGCATATTTCAGAGGAAAAATAATAAGATATAAATATAATTATAAAAAATGTAATAATAATGAAGATTTTTGGTCATATGAAAAATTACAAGATATTCAATCGAAATATTTTTTCTCATATTGTGATAAAAATAAAATTCATTGGGGATTTGATATAAGATCTTTAGAAAAATTAATAGAATTGAAATACCCAAATCCTTATACAACTGAATGTATTTCACCAAGGGTTATAGAAGAAGTAAAAAAAAAGATAAATAAAATAAAAAGAAATAAAAGTTATGAAAATATATCAGATATTGTTAATAGAGATAGAAAAAGTAATATAAAACAAAAAACTGTTGATTTATTTTTGCAAATTGAACAGTTGGGATATTCATGTTTGATTGATTGGTTTTTAAATTTAAGTCTTTACAAGACAAAAGAATTATATAAACAATTAGAAGATATATGGAATTATCGATCACAATTAAGTGTTGAGATGAAAAGGGAAATATGTCCACCAAATGGTAGAATATTTACAACATCAATACCTTTAATTTTAAGGATGGGAAAAGAAGATATTCAAGAAATTATTTTAAATGATATTCAAAAATTTAATAATTGTGAAAATTTATCAAATAGAAGATTAGGTTATATGTATTTTATAATAGGGTTAAGTAATGTTTCTGCACAATGTTATATGGCACATCAAGATTGGGTGGCATTTATTTACTAAAATTAAATATTTTAAGACATATCTAATATGAATAAAAATCTAAATTTGATAAACCATTTAAAAAGATAATTACATAATTAAGTATACTAATAAGTGCGGTTGATTGATAAAAATAAAAAATAAAACAAGAATATAACAATAATAATGGCTCCCAAAAACTCAAAGAAATCTGGTGAAAAGAAGGCAAAGAAGGTTGTTGAGAAGAATGTTGTAAAGAGTGCTCCAAAGGTTGAGGAACCACTCCCTGAACCAGTTGCAGTCAAGGCTCCTGTTGATGTTGTCACAGAGGAAGTTTCTCTAACTCCTTACATGGAAGATTTCACTTGTCTTGTATCGGATCTAGACACTGCTCTCAATACTATTCGTTCACTCAAGGCTCGTATTCAGAAACTTGAAAAACAAGTTCATCGTGATCACAAGGCTAATCTAAAGAAGATGAAGGGTCGAAAAAGGAGAGTTGTAGATCCTAATGCTCAACCCTCGGGGTTTGCAAAGCCTGGTCCAGTATCTGATGAACTTCGCAAGTTCCTCAAACTAGGCAAGGATGAACTCATTGCTCGTACAGCAGTAACCAAGGGAATTAATGCTTATTGCAAGGAACATAATCTTCAGGATGAATCTGATAAGAGAAAGATTAATGTTGATCCTGCTCTAAGGAAACTACTTAAGATGGGTGATAATGATGAACTCACATTCTTTAATCTTCAGACTTACATGAAGGTTCATTTCCCTAATAAGGAAGGTGATTACCCTACACTTTAATGCTTTAATTATAAAATTAAATTTTTAATTGCATACAACTCATTTTTAAATAATTATCATTGATAATTATATTTTTTTTATTTATTTTTTTTGATAAAAATAAGAATTCATAAAATTCTTCGATATTAAATATATTTGGTTTATTAAATTTTTTTAAGAAATTTTGAAAATTCAAGAATAATTCAGATGTTATTAAATAATACGCGGTAACATTAGTGTGATCATCTAATAATATATTATTATTTTGTTTTAATTCAAGTATTTGTAAAGATTTTTGGTGTGCATAAAAAATTTCAAAAGATAATAAAATGCAAAAATAATCATAAGGATTATTTACAGGATGCAAATTTGAAATATAAAAGCAATTTAATATTCTTCCCCATATTTCACAATAAGATTCAAAAAAATCAATATCTCTTGAATATAATTTATATCTATTTCTATATTTTTTTAATAATTTATGATCCCCATCACCATGATCAATGAATGAATGTATAAACTCATGAAATATAACTTTTGTAAATTCTTCTATTCTCCAAACAAAAATACTTGCATCTTTTTCCCTATTTATTGAACACCCTGAATTTATTAAATGCTTTGTTAAAGATTTTATGTTTTTTTTAAATTTTTTTTTATCATTTAAAGGAACATAATGAATTTTATAAGAAAAATTTTTATTTTGAAATGTTGATACAAAAGATATACATTTTATTAATTTTTGAATTAAATTTTTATAAAAAGTTTTATCTAAATCATTAAAATCTTTAGTATAAAAATAAAGATTACAATTTATATTATATTCATGTTTTACTACCCAAGATAAATTAACGCAATTTTTATATTCTTTCGTTTTATTATATAATATAGGTGATATAAAATCATTTTTAGGGAATGTATTCATGCATTGTTTAATTTTAAAATCATATATTTTATATATTTTTGATTTTAAATAATCATATAATTCCTGTGTTTCTGATGATTTTGTATCATCTATATGACTTAAATAATTATCTATTATATCTCGACTATAATTATCCAACATTATTAAATATATTATATATATCTTCTTTATATTTAATTATATTTGGGATATCTAAATTTAAATTTAAACAAACATACATATTTCCTCTCTTATTTTTAAAATCTTTTAAACCATAATTATTAATTTTATAAGTTTCTAATTTAATATCATTGATAATATATATATTATTATCTGGTAATTTTATATTAATATTTTCAAAATAATAATCGTATAAAGTTATTTTTTTTGTTAAATATAAATCATTACCATTTATATGATAACCATCATTATAAGTTTCTATTTTCATCGACAAAATACTATTTTTAATATTATAAATATCAATCTGATAATCACTATGAGTTATAAATAAATAATAAACTCTATGTTTTGTTTTTATAATGATTTGTTTACAAACATTAAAAAATACATCTTTAAAGTTTCTTTTAAGAAAAATCGTATAATTATTTTTTAAATCAGTGATATCAATATATTTTATATTTTCAGTTGATATGCAAGTATAGCTTTTATATTTAAAAAATTTCTTTTTTATTTCTTTTTGAACCTTTTCAGGAAAAGTTTTATATAATAATTTTAAAAATTTTATTTCAGTTGAATTCATGATCTTTGAGTAATAATTATGTAATAAAATTAATTCTTCATCGGTAAATTTAAAATTAAAATTATCATTTATAATATTTAATTTTTTCATTAATAATTCTAAATCATAAAGATATCTTTTTTTTGGATTTGATAAAATAGAATAAGCTTCAGATAAATATTTAAATTTTTCTGTATTCTCCTTTGTTGAATTATTCGATTTATCCGGATGATATTTTTTTGCTAATTTGTAATAATGTTTTTTTATTTGTTCTGTAGTAGAATTTTTGTCTATTTCAAGTATTTCATAGTAATTCATTATTTAATAATTTGATTCTTTTTTTTAAATTCTACAAAAAAATATATTTTCTAATATATATAAATTATGAATAAAGTTTCCTCTAAAGTTTCCTCTAAAGTTTCTGGTTTTGTTGGTTCTCAAAATAAAAATATTCAAATGGTATTGATTGCACTTATCTTATTAAATTTTGCACCATATGATTTCCTTGACTACTTTAGCGATGGTTTAGGTAAAAAAGTTAAAGATACATTAGGTGTCCTTGCAAATCCAGTCCAATCAATTATGTCTCATGTTTTAGCTAGAACATTCTTATTTGTTGCTCTAATTGTATCTTGCTGTGGTATTAAAAATATGAATTTATTCTTTATTTTATCTATCTATTTTATAATGGTTGGTCGTTAAATAATATAAATTTATTAATAATGATTCCAAATGTATTATAAATCTATATGATTTTTTATATAAATGTTCACTTCCAGAAATATATTCAATAAATTTTATTTTCTTTTTTATTGTCCAATGATAACTCATTGAACATTCATTTATTAATTCATATAATAATTCGTTATATGATAAATTAGTTTTATAATATTCATAAGTTAAATCTTTTATTTTCTTTATATCATCTTTCTCTAGATCATCATACTCCTTATTATATAATACAAATAATACCTTTACATATCGTGTTATTGGAGATATACAATCGTTTATTTCTTTATTTGAATATATTTTGTAAGGAAAACGAATCGATAAACATCTGCTTTTTATTGCATCATTAATATTTGAATAATTATCTGTTATAAATATAAATTTTGTTGTTATTCTATATTTTTCAACTATAACTCTTAATTGTTCTTGTATTATTTTTTTACATTTATCTATATTTATAAATATCATTGTTTTTCCTTCTAAATCATTTACTTTTATAATATTTTTAATTTCATCAATATTTTTTAATATTTTTGATTCAATTATGAATATATTTTTATATTTTTTTATATATTCATTCAAATTAATTAAATTATTTGTTTCTATTTTCAAATTATCATAAATGATTTTTACTTTATCAACACCACGATGACCATATAAAATCATATTAGGGACATTATTTGAATTTAAACATTTTTTTAATAAAATACTCATTTATCAGTTCAAAATATTTTTTATTTATAAAAGAATAGTAAATGTCAAATTTAATTATAAAAAATTTTTCTATAAACAATATTCATTTAAAAGAAATTAATAATAAATTTTTATTAAAATATGATTTCAATTCATTTAAAATATCAGATATAAGTATTTTAATTAAAAATATAAATATAATTTTTACAGAAAAAAAATATTTTATTAAACTTGATGATTATAATGACATATTATTAATAAGTAATATTGATAAATATTTTTCTCGAAATATTAAAAATTATAAAAATATATTAAACAATGATTTAATATATCTCTCAGAAAACTTTTTTATTAAAAAAATTTATAATAAAAATTTAAATGAAATAATTTTAACAATTAAATGTATTAAAAAAAAAGATAATAATATTCCTATATTACATATAAATGAACGAAAATTTTAGATTAATTGCTAATCCTTATTTATTTAAAAAAGATATTAACAAAAATAATATTAAAAACAATAAAGAAAAATATTTGAAAAAAAATTTAGAAGATTATTTTAATATGGAATTTGAAGATGAAATATATGATGATATAATATTAAATATCAATAACTTAATTAATGATTATAAATTAAAATTATTTGTTTCAAATTTCATCGATGACTGTATCAATAATGCTTTATCTAATTTAAAAATTTGATTTTTTTCTATATTCTTTAAATACTAAAAAAAATGGATTTAAATCAACTTTTAAATTTCAAACTTAAAAATGATATTAAAAATGATTTGTTAAATGAATATTCTAAAAAAAATTTAATATCAAACAATTATTCTATTGAAGAATATGAAAAAATTATTACCCACAAAATAAAATCTATTCAAAATATAGATTTTTCTGATAAAAAAATTATAAAAGATTTTAATCAAAATTTATGCTGTGCAAGAGTGTGGAATTATCATAAAGGTACCCAATGTACCTATAAAAAAAATAATGGAGATTATTGTAATCATCATAAAAAATTAATTATACAAAAAGGATATTTACCCTTCAAACGATATGATGACCCACGACCTAAATTTAATGAAAAAAATAATATATTATACTGGCATGATCACACACCATTTGAAATGTTGGAAATTATTATAAAATATCAAAATTTACAATTAATATCATTAATTAAATAAATCTATATCACACCATAAATTAAAATTTTTATTTTTTGATAATAATATCGTATATATAGATTTATCATCTATTTTACTATATTTTTTTATATATATTGCTACTATTAATGGAGATATAGTTTTACCATCGGAACAACATATTAATATATTATTCTCATCAATCGATTCATGAATAAATTCTATTATTTTATTATAATTTTTTTTTAATAACGATAAATCATTACTATTTTGTATAGAAGAAAAAGGTAATCTTATTTTTTGTATATTTTCTATTAATGGAAAATCAAAATATTCTGTACAATTTAATATTATACTTATATGATTATCATTTATAAAATTTTTATTTTGTAAAATATCAATATCCCCAATCCATACACCCGATAATAATTCACAATAAAACATTTAAAATTTGATATATTTTTTATTTTAAAAATAAATTTATTTAATGGATTTTGACGGGCATTTTGATTTATTGAATCAAATAAATAAAGAAGATGAATATCCTGAAAAATGTTGTGAAAATTTAAAAAACTTCGTATTTTTAGACGAAATTGTACATTGCAAAATTTGCGATAATATTGTATCTAATATCATTGATTCTCCTGAATGGAGATTTTATGGACATAATGACAATAAAAATGTAAATCCAACAAGATGTGGTATGCCTGTTAATATTTTATTACCCGAATCTTCACTGGGATCATCAGTCTCAAATACAAATAAAAATAATAGTATGAATAAAATTTCTATGTATCAAAAATGGAATTCAATGCCATACAAAGAAAGAAGCCTTTATAAAGTTTTTACCGATATACAAAATAAATGTATCAAAAATAATTTACCAGAAATAATTATTTCAACAGCTAAATCTTTATATAAAAATATATCAGAAAATAAAATTTCTAGAGGATCTAATCGTATTGGTGTCATTGTGGCATGTATATATTATGCTTGCAAAGAATGTGATGTCCCTAGAAGTATTAATGAATTATCCACCATGTTTGATATAACACCCAAAATAATGACTAAAGGTTGTAAAATTTATAATGATATAATGAGAAAAAATAAAAATAAAATGAGAAAAATTGGTTACAAAAGTGTCAACTTAAATGATTTTATTGAAAGATTTAGTCATCAATTAAAATTATCTGAAAATGATATCAAAAATATCTTTATTATTTCAAATAAATGTGAAGAGTTGGGAATTATTAACGATAATACACCCCCATCTATGGCAGCTGGTTGTATCTATCTCTATATCAAAAAAAATAAATTAGATATATATAAAAATCAGATATCACAAGTCTGTAAAATTTCAGAAGTTACCATCAACAAATGTTATAAAAAATTAGAATCTAATGAAGAAATTATTAAATTAATTTCTTAACCAAATAATATATCACACCAACCAATAATGCCTTCACCAACAACCCCTGCATATTAACCACACCATTCTCATCTTTAAAAACACTTACCATCTTAAATAATTCATTTACCTGTTCTAAATTCATTACCAACGCTAACATAACAACCAATCCAATATTTTTAGATTCATCTCTTAAACTATCTATAATATTTTCTGGACCACTATTTTTTATCATATTTTGTTTCATCATATTATGTTGTTCCTGCTGTTGAGTAGCCATCTGTTGCTGTCTCTGCATCATCATCATTTTATATTGTTCTTCAGTCATTCCCGGTGGTCCTTGCTGTTGGGGTCCCTGCTGTTGAATTTGGGGTGCCTGCTGTTGCATTTGGGGGGCTTGCTGCATTTGCTGGCCACCACCCTGATTTAAATCATTCAAAATTGAATCAACTAGTTTAGAATCTTCATCACTTATACCACCGCCTAAATTATTGATTTGAGTTTCTTGAGACATTTTAATAATACTTATTATATTATTATTATTAATTTCTTAACGCGATTTATAATATTTATCTTAATTTTATACATTTATTTATTTTACTCCATGCTCTCATAATATTCATCCATTTCTCCTTGAGTTGGTTCAAACCTCATTAATTCAGATTTATGATAATATTTTTCTTCTCCACTATTTAAATGAACTTTCATAATACCATCATCACCAAATATTTCCACAACCTTACCAAAAGTTCTAGGTTTCTTTTTAAATTTCACATAATCATCAACAGATGTTGGTTGATGCTCTATATCTACAGTATATTGAGATAATATTTGTTGAATACCATCTGGAATAGTAACAACTTTTACTAATTCTGATGGATTATGATTAAATACCCTAGAATTATCCCACATAACTCTTTTTCTTTCAAAACCTTCCTTTGTTTCTTCCCCTAGAAAATTTACTTCTACTTTTTCTGGTAAAATTCCTAAAACTTTACCTATAGAACCTTTGGGGACACTACTATCTAGATGTGTCCATTTTACAAAATTACCGACTCTCACTCCCTCACGAGTTTCTCTTCCAGTGACATTCCCTTGCAATGCATCAAATTCACTTGTTTGACCTTTATATTTCTTTTTTTTTATCTCTTTTTTAACCTTTTCTAATAATTTATCATCTTTTATAAATTCTCCTAAAATATTTTCTGGTAAATCTCCATATTGCATAGCAAGTTGTTTCACCATTACTTCTTCTCTTACTCCACTTAAATCAACAAAGGCTTCAGCTTCGGAGCTCCTACCCCCCCATCCGAATGTTTTATTAATCTCTTCTTTAAATATGGCTTCTTTTCCATCTTTAAATAATTTTTTATCACCATGCTCATAAATATTATCAAATAATTCTTGTAGTGATATTATTTCTTTTCTTGAAATTGTATCATGACCATTATTTTCTTTATAATATTCTAAAAATTCTTCAAAAGTCATCCATTGCTCAGCAAGTTGTCTTATTATTTTTATTTTCACGTTTTTTAATAATTCATCATCTGTTATAAAATCTCTTAATCTATCTTCAGGTACATCCATATATTGCTCAGCAAGTTGTCTTATTATTTCTATTTTCACGTTTTTTAATAATTCCTCATCCAATATAGAAGATTCTAATTTTTCTGTTTCACCTTTATATTGTGTAGCAAGATCTTCTACTATTTTTCTCAATATTTCATCACAAATTCTATCAACAAGAACTTCACCTGTAAATGATACACCTACTGAATGTGCTATATCTAGTAAAATATCAACTGGTATATGATGTAAATGAATATATAAAACTTCAGTAAGACCTCTCTGATTTTTTAAAAGATTAAAATCCACCCCACATAAAATTTTTATAGCGTCGAAACCTAACATTTTTGTTTCATCGTATAATTCATGTCCGATTTCAGCTTGATATCCTGATCTTAAAACAGGGAAACTTATAACAAAACTATCATCCTCTTGAGAAATTAAATGTCCTCCTACATCTAAAAAATATATTTTTAATTTATGACTTTTATAATTAAATAATATTATATCATTACCACATTTTAAAAATAAAGCCCTCACTTTTTTATATTGTTTGTGTTTTTCGCAAGTTAAAAATAAAGCTGTTGTTTCACTTTCAAATAATGATGTGTCTTTATCGGTTAATTTTATAGATACAATCGGGACAGATCCTGATTTTGATGATTTAACTTCTAAAACATCTTTTTTTTCAAAATCTTTTAATTCTTTTAATTTCTCTTGAAAATTTGGATAACGCGCTAAAAAAGGTATAGATGATTTTATTTGTAATAACCAATCTCGTGCTTCAGGTAATGAATCTGCAATTAAAATCCTTTCTCTCCCCCCTTTTTCTGGAATTAATATTATCTTTGTATTATCATCTGGATCAATTACAGCATTAATAAATTCATTCATTTTAAATTCTCCTTTTTTTTTACCTCCACTTTCTGGTTCCTTATCGTAATACTCCAAAAAATTACCTCCTGGTAATTTTTTTATTATAAAATATCTTCTTTTATTCCTCCCCTTTTGTCCTTTTTTTTTTAGAAAACCTCTTTTTTCATCTTTTATTTCTTCTTCTTCTTCTTCTTCTTCTTCATCTTCTTCATCTTCTTCTTCTTCTTCTTTACAGTGATCTAAAAAATCGATGAAAAAATCTCTCCCTATTTCTCCATCATTTTCTCCATCCTCTTTTTTATCTAATTCTTCAAACATTTTTTCTAATTCACTATCATTTTTTTCTACTCTCATTTTTTCACGATACAATTGTTTAAATTCTTCAATAAAAACATTTGGAACAAATTCTTGTTGTGCTCGCACGCGTGCATATTCAGTGAGAGTTTCAAGAGATGGTTGCACCCCAAGTCCTTCTAGTGACAGCGACTGATCTGGATCTGACGCTTTGTAACTGTGTGCCCCACCACTTTGTTTTTTCCTCACTAAACTATTTTTTTTATTTTTAAGAGTAGTTCTAGTTTTACGACTAGTTCTAGTTTTACGACTGGTTCTAGTTTTATGACTGGTTCTAGTTTTACGACTGGTTCTAGTTTTACGACTGGTTCTAGTTTTATGACTGGTTCTAGTTTTACGACTTATTCTGGTTCTACGACTTATTCTGGTTCTACGACTTATTCTGGTTCTACGACTTATTCTGGTTCTACGACTTATTCTGGTTCTATGACTTCTTCTGGTTCTACGAATAGTTCTACGACTGGTTCTTTTAACCATATATATATATATATAGATATATTATTTCACATCTATTATTTGATAATTATTACAAGATTTAAATACACAATTTATTAAAAAATATCCCAATAATATAGATAATATTATTCTCAATGACTCCATCTTATATATTATGTTTTAAATAAATTTATTTAAAGATTCTCATAAAAAAAATAAAATTTGATTTTTAATTAGAGAATTCAATAAATTAAAAACAACTGATCACAAAATAAAATGAACACAAAAAATATCATGAAAAATATCTTGGGACTCATCGTGACTGTCTTCCTGATATCATTCGTAAATATCGCGATCAATCTTTTCTGTAACTGGTCTGGGTGCTTTCACTGGACCAACCTTTTCAATCACAACCTTGTCTGTCATGGGTGCATCAACGCTACAAAGTATATGAAAGATTACCAACTCATGATATATGTCTCTATTGGTGCAACAATCGCAAAAGAAATTAAAACCCTCATTGATTACATTAATCCGATTAATTTTAAATATGAAGATTCTGAAATAACAAAGGATCAAGATAAAACGGTGATATTGAAAGATTATAAATTAGGAAGAACATCGCCTCATCCACGACCACCTAAACAAGAACAAACGTGGTGTCCAAACATGCATGATTAAATATTATTATTTAAATAATTTACTTATTAAACATTATAAATAAATGCCTTTTTTATTTCATGAACTCAAAAATCATTTATTAAATGATCCCTTAAGTGATTGGTTTGAAAAAATATCACTAATATCAGATGATTTTCAAAAAGATAAAGAAAATTTATTTTATACAGAAATAGAAAAACAAAAAAAAGAATATCATAATCATTTTTTATTTTATTTAAATCAATCCACAAAAATATATGAATATATTGATAATAATACCACAAGAAATATTATGAAAAATAAAGAAAAATGCATTTTTTATAAACCAGAATTATATAACAAAAAATACAATATTCTTGTAAAACCTGATTTTATAATTCATAAAGATATATTTTTTGAAATTTTTAATAAAATAATTTTTCCAGAATCAGTATCAGAAAATATACCCGAATATATAATTTTTGATCTCCTATATAAAAAAATATCTTTTAATTCCAACAAATCGGATATTTTAAATGATGGATCGATTTTTTATCATAAATGTAAATTATTTATCGCCAACGATTGTTTATATAACAAAAATAAATTAGGATTCTTCATTGCAAAAGAATATAAACATATAAACAAAATACTTAATAAAAAAGAAAATATAGGATATTTTCCTTTCTTAAATGATCACAAAATAAAAATAAAAGAATCTATTGATTGGTTACATAAATTGAATAATAATTATAATGATTGGATTATTTATCCTAAACCTAGTATCAATGAATTATATCCAAATTTAAATATTAAAAATATTCACTGGAATGAAGAAAAAAAAAGATTAGGTGAACTAATTAAGGAAATAACATTAATATGGAATATATCTTATTCTAAAAGATGTATTCTCCTACAGAAAGGTATCACTAAATGGGATGATCCTCTCTTATTGAGTAATATTTATCCATATAAAATAAAAGAAAATAAAAGAAAATATATTCAAGATAAAATTATTCATATTAATCAACAAGATTCAATAAAAATTAGTCCTCGTAAAATAAAAAATATAAAATTTATTGATATAATAAAAAATAAACAAAATTCAATTATCCTTGATATTGAAAGTATTTTAGATTTAAAAGAAAAAGAAAATTATTTTGATGATATTATCAATATTGAAAAACCAAGAATTTGTATTATCGGTACTATTATTTCTGAAACAAATATTTTTAAAGATTTTACGATTCGTTATTGTAAAAACTATGAGGAGAAAATTATTATTAATTATTGGTTATCGTACATTAAAAAACAAATAAATAATGATGTTATAAAAATATATCATTGGGGAAATGCAGAAAAAGTATATATTGATTATATGAAAAAAAAATATCCCGATCTTAATTATCCCCATTTTGAAATGATTGATTTATTAAATTATTTCAAAATGGAACCAATAACAATCAAGGGATGTTTTGGTTATGGATTAAAAGAAATTGTTAATTCATTATATAATTTAGAATTATTAAATGATAAATGGATCGATGATACAGATGGATTAGATGCAATGACTGAGTTGATGAAAACATCAGAATTAGCACAAGTTAAAAATATTCCTATGAAAAGATTTATTAAAATTAAAAATTTAATTTATTATAATTACATGGATTGTAAAGTTATAGTTGATATCCTGCATATGTTAGAAGATATGATTTAATTTAATCCTTGTTCTCTTATAAATTCTATCTAGTATTTCTTCCGCTTCTTTATTACTCTTCAGGAAATCTCGTACAATCGGGTAGTTAACATAAGTATTACTTAAATATATTTTTTTTCATCATTAGTAATAATATCTAGAGATTCTCTTATTGCCTCTTGAAGCGCCCCTCCCGCCTTTGCCCCCCCCCCTGCCCCCTACCGCGCCCCTACTGATGTTACACTCCAAGGTGAGGGGAGTTCTGGATTATAATTACTCTTAGCTTCTTCTAATTTTATGGTAGAACTTGGTAATAATAAACAAACTAATCTTACTCTATTATGTAATACATTCAGATCTAATTCGCCACTACGCACTTTCAGTACACTTGAATCATGACGATCATCTCTTAAATATTTTAAACCTTCAAGTACATCCATGACATCGATAATCGTCTTCATGGTATACGCATTTTTAGCTGCCCTTTGAAATTTTTTTACAGATTTCGCATGCTGATGAAACTCATCCAACATATTATCAGTTAATTCAGTTAAATTTGCAAAATTTATCTCTTCGGAGTTTACAAATCTAAAAAATTTCAATAAATAATGTCCCAATAAAATTTCAGCACCCATCAATTTTACATAAATTTGTTCTTTTATTCTTTCCTTTTCAAGCTCCTTTTCAACATCTTTTAATCGTTTAGTCTCCATTTCCCGTCGCACCCTTGCTTCTTCTATCTCTTCAGCATTCTTTTTTTCCGCTTCTTGTTCAACCAATGTGTTCTCATCTAAAGTTTGTTCATATTTTATTAGTATTACGTTATGTAATTCTCCATCAACTATTGTTGTTTTTAATTCTCTTAACATTATTCCACCAAGTCGTGGACCCATCTCAACAGCTAATTGAACAATTCTTTTTATCATATCATCCTTCAAATCATTAAATTCTTGAATACCATAAACAACATCACACAGACGAGCTAGTTTTATATGTTCCGCATCCCCATCATTATATGATTCTACAAATAATGCAACTTTATTAGGATCTAATAACTCTGATTTACCTTCAAATACCATTGTGCGATCTTTGTCAGTCATTTTAGCAAAACATCTTGGTGCTTGTTCCATGAATTTTAATTCATAAATTTTTGATTCCAATGCATTTTTTAAAGTTGTTAATCCATATTGTTCTTGTTCTGGCTTAATATGATCTAATAACAATGCAAGATTATCTAAAATACTACCAGGATGACTAGATAATTTTTCATTAAATGATACCATTAATACTTCGGGTATATCTTGTGTATAATCTTCAATTTCAGGGAAAAAAGCAGAAACATTTAGAATAAATGTTTTTTTCGTCACCCCTAAAAATCTCTTAGCCATACCGGACCTTTTGGAAGGTTGAACAACAGTAGCTGGTGGTGTTGAATTTCCTTGAGGGGGGGCTCTCGGTGATGCCGGTGCACCACCTTGGGCTTTCACATCAGTAACAGGAGTTACTGGAGAGGAGGGAGCTATCGGTGTTTGTGGATCTGGTCCTCGTGATCCCCCTGAAGATTTAGCACTCTTCTTCTTTAAATATTCTTCATTTCTTCTCGCTAGACTTATCCCATATTCGTGATCAACTGTCGCTTGGAAAGGATCACTTCTTAATATAGGTAAATTAATTGTATCTATTTTTGTAACATAAAATTTAAATTCATTATTTGTTGGTCTACCAGCTTTTCTAGGGACAAGCATTCCACCCGGACTCTCCGTGTCCTTTAATAAATGATATACTTTATAATGTTCTGGTTGTTTCCCCTTCTTCATCGAGAATTTAGCCGGAGACTTTTTTATTATAACAGGTCCCCCATTTAAATAACAAAATACATTAAAATATTCACCTTGTTCCCCTTCAGGACTGATTTCATCTGATTGTAAATAAAAAGTTCCTTTATTTCCACTCATTATATGATTTCTGAACGCTTCCATATGTCCATCCATCAGATCACGAGGATTAAAGGTTAATGTAACTTGTGTTCCTGTCAAATTTTTTTCAGATCCAACACCTCCACTTTGCGATAATTTAACAGATCTCCTTCTAGTAGATCTTCTGGTATTTCTTCTAGTAGATCTTCTGGTATTTCTTCTAGTAGATCTTCTAGTAGATCTTCTGGTATTTCTTCTTGTAGTTCTTCTGGTAGTTCTTCTGGTAGTTCTTCTGGTGGATCTTATGGTATTTCTCCTTCTCGTTCTTCTTCTAGTAGATCTCCTTCTCCCATTGGATCTCTTAAAACTCTTCCTTTTAGAATGACGATGATGAACCATATATATATATATATATATTACATAAAAAATTTATTGACATTTAATGGTAAAATTTATTGATTTATAACTGATCAAACCAAAATTTAAATTGAGATTCAATATTTTCTTTAACTTGTTTTTCTCCATCTGTTAATTCATCCTTCATGTTAAACGCGTGAATAATCATAAGGATTGTAAAAGAATCATCTGTATCATTAACATCGAAATCTGACCAACGATGAATATATGTGTTCATGCAATATTCTCTAATTTTTTGCTTGATTTCATTGTCTTCGGGGGAAATTGCATCATAGAATTTACTATAAATCATTTTTATAGAATTTTCATTTGTTTCTGGGACATAAAATAGATAACCATCACTTTCAATTGTCTTGTTTTGATAGAAATAATTAAAGTCTTTATCAGGTACCCACTTACCTACTTGCTTTCCTCCTCTGATAGAGAGAAGACTACGATATTCAGGTTTAAAATGTTTATGAAAATCAGGGGATTCAATTTCTAATTGATAAATAAAAGAGATCATATCAATAAGATATGTGTGGTATTTCGCCCCCTTACATGATTGTCTAATCTTAATTAAGGATTCTTTTGTAACATTCATAGATTCTAAAAATCTCAAAATCTCTAAATCAGTTATATCATTTGCTCCTTCATCTCCTCCAGGAAAACCTTGATATGAAATAGGATCATCTGGATCTTGGTCTCTACGACGATAATCTTGATCTTTACGAATAATAACACCATCATCTTGAATTAACCAAGAATATGGGCGAACAGATCTAGGAATTGTGGTGATGAAAATGGGCTTACCTGTCTTTACCTTATACAAATCAAATAAACTAAAATAATTCTTGATAAGGATTTCATTAGTTTTTTGTTCTTTTTTCCTAAAATTAGAACAAGGATTACCTTCTCCAAATTCTTTCAATTCTCCTCCCACACAGAGGATTGTTTCTGGTAGCATGAGGGAACGAATTTTTGAATTGAATTCTTCATTGGGTTGAATTGGTGCTCCCATAATATCAATGACTCTTTTCATTTTTGAATCATTAGAAAACCATGAAAATAATCCTGAAGTTTGAGAGATACAACCGAAATCAAACCACGTGTAGGATGGATTCATCTTTTTTTGACTCTTATGTTTCTTATTAAAATTCTTTTATTATTTACTTGTGAATATTTTGTTTAATATATTTCATTATATTAAATCAAATTTTTATATGATAAAAATATTTAAAGAATTAATTTCATTATTAACAATAAAAAATGGAGGATAATGATGATAAATATATTATTAATATTAAAACCGTTCAATCGGGTGCCATGAGAATATTGATTGAAGCACTGAAAGAAATATTAACAGATACAAATATGGTTTTCGATGAAACAGGAATTAAATTAATAGCTACTGATAATTCCCACATTGTTTTAATTCACATGAAATTATTAGCTGATAAATTTGAACACTTTTATTGTGATAAAAAGACATCGATTGGTATTAATATGAATAATCTTTATAAATTAATAAAAACAATGAATAATAATGATATTTTAACATTATTTATAGAAAAAGAAAATCCAAATAAATTAGGAATAAAGATAAATAATCTTGAAAAAAATTCTCAAACATTATTTAAATTAAATTTATTAGATATCCAGAATGAAGAAATTAATATCCCTCCTGCAGTTTTTGAAACTGAATTAACGCTCCCATCTTCAGATTTTCAAAAAATTATTAGAGATATGACAAATATTGGTGAAAATATTGAAATAAAGAGTATTGGTAATACTTTAATGTTAAATTGTGAAGGTGATTTTGCTAATCAAGAAACTATATTAGCTGAAACTCAAAATGGATTGAATTTTTCTGTCTCTCAAAAGGTGGAGACACCTATTCAGGGTATATTTTCATTAAAATATTTAATTTTATTTACAAAATGTACTAATTTATGTAATTTAATTCATATGTATATTAAAAATGATTACCCATTAATAATTAAATATGATATAGCTAATTTAGGGGAAATAAAATTATGTTTATCCCCACTTATAGATTAATATATAATTATTAATTAAATGAATAATGATATTACATTCAATGATACAGAAGTGGTTGACGAACAAAAAAATATTGAATATATTGGTATAACTATAATTTTATTTTTAAGTTTTTGTCAGATATCATTTTATTCAATAAATAAATGTTTTATAAAAATGAAGAATGTTTATAATTTAAATAAAAAAACAAAGAAAGTTAAAAATACAGATTTAGAAAATTTAATTAATGAATGTTCTATATGTTTGGAACAATATAAATTAAATGAAAAAATTATTCAATTAGAATGTGATCATATTTTTCATAAATCATGTTTTGAATTGTGGTTTGAAAATAATAACAGTTGTCCGATATGTCGTGATAATATAATATAATAAAAAGATTATTTAAAATATCTATTAATTTTATTCATTAATTGACCATTATGTTTTGCTTTTCCAGATTCAATATCATTAATTGTTTTAACGGGGATATTTAATTTATTTGCTAAATCTTTTTGTGTTAAATTTTTAGATAAACGAAGTTTTTGTAAATTTTTACCAAAATTAACATCCATTTTGGTGTGTTTCATATCTCCATCTTCAATTTTTTTATCCATTTTCTTTTCTTTTGAGAAGGTTTCATTGGTTGGTTTTTTATTTTCTTGTTTTTTTTGTTCTTTGATAAATTTATTGGCTTTTAAATAAACTGGTTCCCAATTTTGATGTTCCATGATATATTTTAATTATTATATATTTTTATATATTATATATTTTTAAATATTTTTAATAAATTCATCATCAAATACACATTCACTGTCTTCTATTTTACAATAATCTCTTTTTTTGCATATATTTTCCATTTTTTCCATTTTTTTCATTTTTTTATCATTATCATCATCATCACTGTTTATTTCTATATAATCCATAACTTCTCTGCAATTTTGTTTTAATTTTCTACGAATATTATAAACAACATCTTGTGAAACCATTTTATTTGTATATTTATCAGGATCTTCACCATTTACATATCTATATTCTTCACATGTATCACCCTTTGAGGCATCGATTTGTCTAAAAACTTTTCCTTTATATTCACCTCTTAATCGGCATTCATCGGGTAAATCAATTGTAAATCTCATTGTTCTTTCCGGAGAATCATAGCCACCAAAATCTTTAAACAATTCCTCTAATTCAACTTTTTTGACAGTTTTTGTATTTCTGGTTACCATTAAATAAATACACAAAATAAATAATAAGAAACATAGTATTGGAAGGGCTAATTTTTTAATTTTTTTTTCCATTATATTGTTAGTATATTGTAATAGTATATTTAAATTTGATTTAAAGTATAATTATGTTATTAATTTATAATAACATGGATCCAACATCATTTACAAAGACATCATTTTGTAATGTTGAAATAGATAATATAACAAAAAATGAATCGAAAGAATATATTTTAAATCAAATGAGTATCTTATGTTCTGAAATAAAATATAATAGTCGCTATGCAAAAGTTTATAATAATCAATTCTCTAAAAATTTAAATAATCCTCATATATTTTGCTTAAAAAGTTCAGGAACTCCCTATCTATTATTTTTAACGCAAATTAATGATGTAAATTATTGCTTTTTCATTGATAAAAAAATTAAAAATGGTTATGATTATCCTAAAATATTTATTCTTCCCTATAATTTTAACTCTGATTTATATAAGGGTTCTTTATTTGAATGCGAATTAATTAGAAATAAACAAAATAAATGGTCTATATCGATTGGTGATATTTATTATCTTAGAGGAAAGAATTTAAATAAAACTGTTATCATCGATAGAATTAATGAAATACATAATTTATTTACAAATTATTATTATGAATCACCTTTTAGCGAAATATGTCCAATTCAAATCAAGAAATACTTTGATTATAAAGATATAGATAACTGTTTAAAAAATTTTATACCAAAAATATCATATCAAACAAGAGGATTATATTTTGTACCTTTAAAAAATAATTATTCAAAAATTTTATATTTATTTCCTCAAGATAAAATATTAAAAAATAATAATCTTGTTAAAAAAAATTATAAAACTTTTAGAATTATGAAAACTTTAAAACCTGATGTTTATGAATTATATTTAAAAGATAATGATTCTTTATCTAAACAAGGTATTGCATTGGTTCAAACTATTAAAACTAGTCATTTACTTGTATCATTGTTCAAAGATAAAAATCAACATGATGAAGTATTTGTAAATTGTAAATTTAATGATAATTTTAATAAATGGGAACCATATGAATCAACAAAAGAAAATATTTCTTCTATCTAAATTATATATGAAATTAAATAAAAAACATATTATTATATTTTTTATAATTTTTTATCTTTATACAAGAAAAAGATATAATAAATTATTACCAACCATACCATTATATCCTAATAATTATAATGATTCATTAATTGTTAAAGATTATATAAATAAAAGATCTTCTAAAAATATATCACTATTTCAATCAACAGATCCTTCTATTGTTTTTGCTTTTAAACCATATGTAAATATATCTTTATTTGAATTAAGTAACATTGTTACTCAAAAACATATTATTTTTATCATAATGTTTTTAAAATATTTATTTAATAGAGCTAGACCAAAACAAATTATTAATGATTTAGATGTTCTTGAATCTAAAACTGCTGATACGCCAGCATTTCCTTCTGGACACGCATTCCAAGCTTATTATTTAGCAAATCATCTTTCTGAATTATATCCTGATGAAAAGGATTTATTTAATGATATTGCTGAAAAATGTGCCATGGCAAGAGTTTATGCAGGTCTCCATTATCCTAGTGATAATAAATTTAGCAAATTACTTGTTGATATATTATTTTAAATATAACCAATCATTATAATGACTAAAAGATCTAAAAAAAAATCTAAAAGAAATAATATTCCTAAAAAATATACTAATCATCTTTCTAAAAAAGATAAACAAAAACAATTAAATAATATTAAAAGATCTAAAAAATTATATAAAAAAGGAGTTTATGTAGATAGACCCAAATTAAAAAGTTATAAAAATAAAAAAAGTCAATCGATCATTAAATTTGAGAATAAATATAAACACAAAATCACTGATAAAAATTTTATTCATAATAATATTATTTCTAAAAAAGGTCAAAATTTAATTCTTAAAAAAGGTAGAGGAGCATATTACAGCTCAGGTTCAAGACCTAATCAAAACTCGAGTAGCTGGGCTTATGCTCGTTTAGCTTCAGTTATAATAGGAGGTCCTGCTAGAAAAGTTGATAAAAATATATGGTTAGAATATAAGAAATAATATGTTATATTTATTTATTATTATCGTTATTGTCGTTGCATTATTATATGATTTATACAACTTAAATGATATAAGATATTGTATAAAAAAATATAATACTGATGAAATATATGAATTTCCTAATTTATTAAATAATAATGAATGTGATAAAATTATTGAATTAAGCAAAAATAAAATAGAAAGATCTAAAGTTGTGGGTGAAAGTGATGAAATATCTGAAGTTAGAACAAGTCATAATACATTTTTAGATGATAACTCAAATCCTTTATTAAATGATATTAATCAAAGAATAAAAAATATAATCAATATCGATACCAACAAATATGAAGATTTACAAGTAGTTCACTATGATAAAGAACAATTTTATAAAGAACATTGGGATGCATGTGATCCTAAAGAAGATGATAATTGTATAAGAGATTATAAGAGAGGAGGTTTAAGATTCGCTACATTTATCATCTATTTAAATGATGATATGCAAGGAGGTGAAACAAATTTCCCATTAATAAACAAAAAAATAAAACCAGAAAAAGGTAAAGGAGTCTTATTTTTTAATTTAGATGATGATTTATTACATATTAAAAAAAATTCAAAACATGCAGGTCTCCCTCCTTCATCTGGTGAAAAATGGATGTGCAACAAATGGATCAGATTATATAATTTTAAATAAATTATTTATTTTTTTTATAACTATTTAAATGAGATCCTGTTAATTTATATCCCCAATGTTGTAGACTTTGTCTTATTACGGGACTTACAGAAGGATCATTATATGATTTTTCACGGCTAATTACTTTATTCATTAATGATCTTCTAAATCTTCCATTTGGTCCTGCAAATTTTAACCATCGATCAATTTGTCTTTTATCATCTTTTGTTCTTCGACCCGTGTAAAATCGACAATACCATTGAAACCACCCGTATGGATCTTGAGTCACAATCCAGTTACTTGATTCCCACGCCTCTAATGATGATCCACATTTTACTTTATATTTATTTACATTTTTATCATATTTACTAGATGTTATTTTTTTCTCTATATCTATACCTTTAAACCAATCATCAGGTAAATTTTTAATAACCGTTTTTCCTTTATAATTTTTTCCAGTGACAGAAGAATGAATATCTCTAAAATATGTACCACCAAATGAACCCATCCTTAAAACTTGTTTTGGAGTTAAATTTGGTTTAAATTCCGGATAATCTTCAAATTTAACCATATATTTATATCTATATAAAACTATCCTTAAATATGCATAAATATGCAAATTTGATCAAACATTATAATTTATATAAACAATAAATTATCATGGATTTTACAGAAAATTATTATGCATGGGATCCTTGCGGAAATGAAAATTTTCATAAAATTCAAAAAATAAAATCATCAAATGAAATATATGTTAGAAATTTTCCAAATATGATTGTCACTCCAATCCCACAAAATCGCAAAGCAAATGGAAGAAAAGATTTTCGTGAACAAATGAATAGAATAAAAGAAAATAAAATTCATGTATGGGATGATAGTCGATATAATAAAGCACGAAAAGGTGATTATTTTGCATATGCTGAAAATAGAATAAAAGTTAATGAAACATTAACTCATGGATCGATACATGTATATGTAATAGAAAATGTTACTAAACCAGAGAATCGTTTACCATCATGGAGTAAAAATGTCGGACAAAGCGATAGAAATGTACTGGAATTAACATCCGAAATAATTTACAAAGGGGATCTTAAAGAATGGATCGATTCTATAAATTATAAAGAAAATTATAAAGTACAGGGGACCATCAATGTGAATTATAATAGATTGGAAAAATATATTGATATTATTCATAATAAAAAAAATAATCCAAAACCAATAATTTTTGATAGTTTAAAAAGTAGATCGCAAAATCATGTATTAAGTTAATTATTTAACCAAATTACTAAATAAATTTTTTATGAATTTAATTGATTCTGTTTCTATACCAAATAATGCATGTGAAAATATTCCCAATAATAATAAAAATATCGTAGTTATTACTAGAGGAATATCCGTGACATATGTTAAAAAAAATGCTCCTAATATAGTTATGAAATAATCCATATATGATGTCCCTTTAAATTTAAATCGGTGTATTCCTGTTCCTGGTTCACCTATAATATTTCTATATTTTTTTAATGATTCCATACTTAAATATATATATATATAATTAAAATTAATTCCAATCATTATTTTCATAAACAATATCTGATACAATGTTTTTTGTTTCTTTCAAGAAGGGTCTTCCAATAGCTACGCCTGGTGGTAGAATAAATGGTTCAGAACATGATTCGTAGGCAACACAATTACCTGTTTCATTGTCCCACCAAAGCCCCTGAGGACATTGATAACCGACATTACACATCATATTACACATCATGGGTTCAGGAGAACCACAAATAGGCGGACAACTTGTTCCGCATTCTGTCCAAACTTGATTACCACAATCATTTCCTAATACACAATCAGGTTCAATTGGTAAGGGAACATCGGGATTAACTTCAACATTACAGTCTGTACCATAATTGGAAAGAACTCCTAAGATATCATTTACTTCAACTACGCCATTCATATCAATATCTTCAATAATATCCCCTTGCATACCAAAGTTTGAAAGGACGCCTAATAGATCATTAACATCAACAGATAAATTATTATCAATGTCCCCTAGACATAATTCTTGTGAATAGATATTATCATATTGAGAAAAAAAACTCATTATAAATGTAATTAATTTAAACATATTTATAATACTATTATATATTATTATCTATTCTTTAATTTCTTTTCGCTTTTTTTCATAATTTTAGGTAGTAAACTTCTGAATATGATTGTTTTGTTTTCAAATAAACGTTTTTTTATATATATGATATTAAGTGTAATATAGGTTTATAGAATAGTTACATATTATTTTATATTTTTGATAAATTCAATAGTCAACCAAAGATATCATGATGGTTCGGTGTATCCCATATATCTTCCTGTATCTTTCGATTGATATACTTTATTATAAGAAAGAAAGAATATCATAAATTTGATTTAAGATATTATTAATCCAGAAATGTTACCAATGATTCAATATTACTTAAATATATAAATATATATTATATATATTTATGATTGAGTCAGAATATTATAAAAATTATCAGGGACCAGAATTAATCAAATGTATGTTTAATAATGAAGATATTACAATAAAAATAAAAAAAATTTACGGAGAAAAAAATAATTGGTCAGGATGTTTGTGGACATATAAAGAAATATTTGGAACAAATTCAAAAGGTAAAAATTTTAGATGTGATTTTAAGAGTGAAAATGGTAGAGAACATTGGTTTCATGGTTTCATCCTTGATATTAATCAATATATGAATCCACCATTATCTACTCCTATGAATCAAATTTATTCTGAATCAGAATCAAGTAAATAATCATTTTTAATTGAATCTACAATTTCTTTACTAATTTGTATATTATCTTTTTTAGTGGGTTTTTTGGTAGGAGATTTCTTTTTCCTTTTTCTTTTTTCTTTTTTATCTAATAAATCTTGATTACCATTCTTACGATAAAATTCAACTTCTTCCCAAAATTCAATAATTTTCGGTGTTGTTTCCATCCACCATTTTCGATCTCTCAATACTAATGTACATTCATATCTTTCAATTTTCCACCAATTATAAATGCATTGTTTATTTTCATAATTTTTAATAACTTCAGATGCCCATTTTTTTAATTGATCAAAAGTTTGATAAAATTCTGAATATTCATATTCGTAAATTGTTTCATTTTTTTCATTTTTTGATAAAAATGTTAAAACTAATCCTTTGGGATATCCAGTAGACGAATATCCTACCTTTTCAATATCATCTTCTATAAATTTATCATCATTATATTCTTGTTCAGAATAATATTCTAAAAGTTTCACTTGAAGGAAATCACACTCTTCTAAATTACATGTCTCCAATTGTCCTTGCATTTGCATCCAATAATGTAATGGTACTTCATCGGTGAATTGCCTTTTTGGTGGACATTTTATTTCTAACATTCTTCCCGGATAATCTCCAGGTGAATCAATATCACATATACCATCTGGAGATGCTCCAAAAATTTTTAATTTTGGATGAGGTACCAAACCAAATTCAACAACAGTTAAATTATTTAATTTTTCATAAAATGTAGTGGCAGTTGGTTCATATTTAACTCCCCATTGAATAATATCATTTGTAAAGAATGGTTTTTTTTCTTTTGATGTTTTATCTATTAATAAATTATCTCTCGTTGTAAAATGACCTTTTCCTAATGCATCTGCTAATGATGAAGCTGTTAATAAATTATTTCTCATATCATACCATTCTTTTGATCTTTGTTCAGGTAAAGTTAAATCTTTTAATTGTTCCATTTTTTCAGTAATATTTTGTAAATTAAATAATCTTTCTCTACATTCGTCTATTTTTATTTCAATAATATTTTCTGTATATTGATCTATATAATATTTTTTACTTGTATTTAAATTATCATTATTATCATTGATATCATAATATAAATATATTTGATCTTTAATTTCTTGAATTAAATTATCAAATAAATCTTCTTTTTTAACATTTTCATAAATTAATAAATCTGATTTATTAATAATTTCAAGAATATCTTTTTCTTGAATAGTCTTTTTATCCATTGATATATATCTTTAATATATATATACTTTTATATAAATCAAATTTGATTTATTTAAAAAAACATATATTAAATCAAAAATAATAAATTATGAATATTTGTCAATATTGTAATAAAGAATGTGAAGAAAGTTGGATGATATTATTTAATGATAATATAATTTTAGATACAGAAGATAAAAAAACACCAAAATATTTACATTATTGCTCTTATTTATGTAATAAGAGAGATAAAAGATTACCAAATTCAACATGGAAATATGTACAAAATAAAGAAGACTTTTTAAAAGATCCTATCCCTGTTATGCCAAAGAAAAAGACAAATTTTGAATATTTAACATTTGAAGAATTAAATCAAATGAATGATCAAGAAAAATATAATTATTATAAATTAAAAAGTGAACAAATTGATTTATATCGAAATAATATTTATGAAGAATTAGAAAAAGAAGATGAACATACATATATGTTGGAAAATGATCAACAATATTCATCGTATGATGATTATTAAGTTTAATAAAATTTAATAAAAAAATGATATATATAAATGCAAATTATTAGTAATAATGATATTTCACATTTAAAAGAGAAAGAATGTTTATTTCTTTTTTATTTTACAGCATCTTGGTGTGGTCCGTGTAAAAAAATATGTCCTTTAATTGAAAAACTAAGTGAAGGATTGGATTCTTCAAAAGTAGAAGTATTTAAAGTTGATATAGATGAAAATGATGAATTAGCTGATGAATTAAAAATTAAAAGTGTTCCTACATTTTATTTATTTAAACAGGAAGAATTATTAGGACAATGTTCGGGTGCTGATATAAAAAATGTACATGCTTTATTAAAACAACATTTAAATTAAAAAACATTTAAATTAATTTATTTAAAGATTTAATAAACCTTATAATTTAGAATGAATGAATATCCATTAAATACAAAATGGATATTATGGTATCATTCAATAAATGATACTAAGTGGAATAAAAGTAGCTATAAAAATTTATTTGAAATTAAAAATTTATATGAATTAAAATGCATTAATGATATAATATCTAAATTACATTTACAGAATGGTATGTTTTTTGTTATGAGAGATGGAATATTTCCTACATGGGAAGACCCTGATAATAGAAATGGTTGTTGTATATCATTTAAAATACCCGGTAATATTTTACATGAAAAATGGAATTATATATTAAATCGAACATTAACTGAAGATCTTTTAAAAGATAAAGATAAATATGAAAATATAAATGGTATATCAATATCACCTAAAAAAGAATTTAATATATGTAAATTATGGTTAAGAGAACACAATGAAAATTATACTGATTATATTAAAGAATATGAACCTTTTTTTACAAAAGAAAAATCTTTAATAAAAAAACATGAATTAAGTGATTAAAAATATATATAAATATATATAAATATAAGGATCAGGTTTTGTGGTGTAATGGTTAGCACTTTGGACTTTGAATCCAACGTTCCGGGTTCAAATCCCGGCAAAACCTAAATTTTTTTTATAAAAGATATATATATCAGTTAAATATGGATGGGGAAAAAACTTTAAATAATGGGAAAATTTTCGGAATATTCTTATTAATTTTATTAATTTCACCATTAATAGTTGGAATTCCATATTCGATTAATAATTATGATAGTGAAGATTTTTCTGATAAATTAAAAAATGAATGGCCGTATTTGTCTATGATGGTTGCATCTTTAATTTTATTATTTGGGGGTGCAGTGGGTATATTTATAAATAAAGATAAACTGAAAGGTATAAAACTAGTAGCAGTAATATTTGTATTATTAATTCTGGTAGGAATTTTATTTTATATTGGATATTCTAAAGTAAACAAAGAAGCAGAGAAAAAAGTGATAGAAGTAAAAGGAGAAGTAAAAGGAGAAGTAAAAGGAGAAGTAAAAGGTTTTTGGGATGATAGGGATTTCAATTTCCGCAGAATGCCCTTCTGGTACACTTCTTTTGTTTTTATCTCTGGAATTGCTGCATTATTATTATTCGGAAAATTTCTTCTTCTTAAAAAAGAAGAAGCGGATGAAAAAAAAATAGAAAAAATAACCAAAATATTATTTCCTGTAGCCTCTATTTTAATCTGTTATTTATTCTGGTTGTATTCTATTTCCCCGGTTGTATCAAATATATATGATGATGAAAAACAATATATATTATTTGATGATTATATTAGAAGAATATTAGATAGTAGTTATACCGAATTAGAAGATATGACTAATACACAAAGTAATCGTTTTTATGTAAGGACATTTTTTTTAGGGATATTTTATTTTGTGACACCGGTTTTTATATTAAAAAAGATTAAAAAATGGGAATATTTCCCAACATTTTATCCTTTTTGGTTATTTGTATTATTTCCTTTAATATCTACTTTTTTTTCTCATGAATGTGTTTTAGGCGAACCCGATGAAGATGCAGATTTATATTATACATGGGAAAATATTAAAAAAATGCATTCATTTACAAAGGTTGATGATGATGTAGAATAATTAAGTATAATATTCATCTATTAACCAAGATTTACCTAATTCCCAGTGTTTTAATGCATAAGATTTAGGATATTTTTTACAAGGATATTCAATATAACCTTTTTTATTTTGTAATCTTTTAGTTTTCTTTTTTCTTTTTTTTGAATGACATTTATTTTTTGATGATTTACGATAAGGTGGATGTATTGTTTCTGAATCAAAAGGTTCAATAAAAGGATAAAAATAATTTGTTGGAAATATTAATATACTATCATTTTTATGAATACCACTTCTTAAATAACTCGGACCAGTTTCTATAGCTATTTGATCACTCCAAAAATCAATTGAATCTAAATAATTTTTTGATAATAATCTTTTTAAAATTACATTGTTTTTAGTAGCACCGAAAAATGAATTACTTAAATCATAAACATCTTTAAATCTCGGTATTTCATTACATCCTACAAATCTTTTCTTTTTATTTAATAAATTATACATCGGTTTTAATATCTCAAAGGTTGTATCAAAATAAAAACCACCTTCTCTATGAACGATCTCTAATCTCATTAAATCTGTGATTTGTGCGTATTTATTGTGAGTTAATGGTTTATAATCTTTATCATACATGTTATTTCCTTCATCATCTACCAATTGTTGACCATGTACACTGAAAGCTTTTTGTATATATTTCCAAGTTAATGGGAAATTTTCTACAGTTAAATCATCATTACCCCATAATCTTATCTCAAATTCAGGCAGGAATATTTGAAAACTTGGTAAAAAATATTTTATAAAATAATCTGGAGGATCTCTTTCACCAATCCAGATTAAATGGACTTTTTTTGGTATAGGTGAAACCCATTTTTTCATTTATTTTATCATAGATTTAATTATTCAAAAGTTCAAATATGAATAGCTTCTAATAATATTTTTTCCATTGTTTCTTTATCGATTGAATCTTTCAGTTGCAAATCATATTGATTAATTAAATTATCGATGTGTTTTTCATGATAAGTTTTTAAACGATTATATAATACTGTTTTTAATTTAACAACATCCAATTGAATATTATCTTTTTTTATATCTTCTGCATCTTCTGTATCTTCTTTATCTTCTATATTTTGTATATTTTGTATATTTTGTATATTTTGTATATTTTGTATATTTTGTATATTTTCTGTATTTTCTGTATTTTCTGTATTTTCTTTATCTTTAACAAGAGATAATAATTTTTGTTTTAATAAATTATTTTCTGTTAATAAAGAATCATAATTTAAAGATTCTAATTGTAATTTATCATTTTCATCTTTTATTCTTTTAAATTCATTTTGTAATCTTATATTTTCATTCTGTAATTTATTATTTTCTCGACATTTATTTTCTAATTTTTGCATCTCACATTTTAATTTATAAATTTCTTCATCTTTTTCTTGAACTAATTTTAATTTATTTTTTAATTCAGAAATTTCTTCATTTAAAGAATTAATTCTAGAATTATTTGTTTCAAATTCTTCTTTATGATTTAAAATTAAATCTGTTTCAAATCTTTCAAATGCGTTATTCTTTAATGGAATATCATTTTTTGTTTTATTCGAATATGCAGATCTAGATATATCATTTAAATCATTTAAAAAAATATTATCATTGCTATATTTTTTCATAATAATGATAATTTTATTAAAAATATTTAAAATAAACTTTTATTTTTAAACCTTCATACCTATCATTTTTTTTAATGATTTAGTTAAACTTTTTTTTTCTTCTTTTTTATTTTTTTTATGCGTTTTTCTATTATTTTTTCTTTTATTATCTTTTTTAACCGATTTAGATTTACCCTTTTTTTGTTTTTTCTTTTTCAATGTTCTTTTTTTATTTTTTGTATTTTTTGTAGTTGTTATTGGTATCTCCATAGAACCATATAAATCTTCTCTTTTTAATGCAAGACTATTTTCCCTTGCTGATAATATTTTTTGATTTAAAGATTTTAATTTTTTTTTAGTTTTTTTATCATATAATTTTGAACTTAATTCCAATTTATCTTTTTCACTATTATGAATAATATTTTTTAATTCTTGTTGTATTTTCAATAATTTTTCGATTTCTCTTTCTTTTTCAATTCTTATATATTCTTCTCTTTGTTTTGATTTTATTTCATTTCTTTTTTTTTCTTCTTCAACATATAATTTCATATATTTCAATTGATTGTAAATTGATTCTTTTTCTTTTTTTAAACGAAATATTTCTTTTTTATTATTTTCTAAATCTTGAATTATTTTTTCTTTTGCTAAATCATATGTTGTCATCCTAGTTTTTTGATAAGATGATAAATCATTTGTTAAATTGCGAATTTTTATTTTTTTAATATTTATTTCATCTATTATTCTATCGTATTCAATTTGTATATCTTCTATATCTTTATCTGAATATTTTGCTTCTCCATCATCTCCCTCTACAATTCCATCTATTTTTTTCTTTATTATTTCTTCTAATTTTTTATCTTTTTTATCCTCCCCAACTTTACCTTCCTCTTCTTTATCTTTATCTTCACTCTCTTTATCTTCCTCCTCTTTATCTTCACCCTCTTTATCACCCTTTTTTTCTTTATCTTTTTTATCCTTTTTCTTTTCATATTCTTCATAAATTTTTTTTTGAACATAATCAATTGATTTTGATAATTTCACTCTTTCTTCACTATTTAAATCTAAACTTTTTGATAAATTTTCAAATAATGTTTCTTCATCTCCACCACCTTTTTGTGCGATTGGTACCCCCATTTGATTTGGAATTACTGGTTGTGGTTTTGTTAATAATGTTCCTCCAACTTTTTCAGGAGATTTAACTTCTGGAGTATTTTTTTTCATCATTTCTCCATATGGATTCTTTTTTAATGACATAAAATCTTTTACCTTTGCATATCCTAATTTATCTATCGCACCAAAAAATTTATCAATACCAAATTCCTTTAATGCCTTCAATGTTAATTTTTTTGAATCTTCACTTGAAGTCCAGAATTTTAATGCATCCGTCGCTTTTTCTTTTAAATAGTCAGATTTTTCTTCTTTTTTTGTATCTTCTTTTAATGATTGAAAAATTTTTTCATTTCCTTCAATTATTTGGTGCATTTTTTTACCATCTTCTAATTTTTTTGTGATTGAATATCTTAAATTCATATAATCTAAAATTGTATTTTTTGTACCACCTCTTTCAACATCAACCCAAAAACTTGTTTTTCCATCATCTTTAAAATCATCACATGTTGTATTTGTGAAAATATTTTTTTCATTCACTGTTCGAATACTATAACTCACATTATTTCCACAATCAATCATATTATTTTTATCTGTATCAAGATATTGTAAAAAATCTGTAATATATTTTAACCATATTCCATTACCATTTATAAATTCTTTTAATTTTTTTTTATCGATTACTCTTGAATCTACTGATAATGGTAGGGGGGCATCTGTTCCTATATATTGCAAATCATATAATTGATTTTTATTTGTATATCTTGGAAAACCTGGGGGTATTTTTATAAATTCTTTATTTTCGATTCTTTCTTTTATTCTTGAATTAGTTTTATAATTTTCAATTAAATCATATAGTCC